TTAGCTCTTCGCAACAAAATAGTATCTGCATATGACGCACCTTTCGTCTGCGCAAGATTCAGTTTTGAAAAATAAGCGCTGACACGACTTTTGTTTGGTGGACTCTTTTTTGCATTTGTCCAAGCCGTTTCATCAAAACATGTGTTAATGGTAGCGCACAAAAAATCCATCGCCTTATCCTGATCGCCATTAAAAACATCATCTGTATAGTAATCAAACGACTTTTCTAAGCAACGCTTACAAATAGGCAAATAACCATTATTTCTTGCATAATACGGAGATGGAGACACATTGAAATTATCTTTTTGTCTCATAAATCCCTTGCCACAAGAAGTACAATGAAACGGATAACCGTCATCGTTCAAATACGCTTTCTCAGCAGACGCAGACTTTTTTGTACGGGTATTTCTTTTTACTTCTCCAGCCATGTCTCAACCTCCTTTCCATAAAACAAAAAACTCAGAGCAAAATACTCTGAGTTCATTTGGTGCGCCAGAAGGGATTTGAACCCTTGGCTTGTCGCTTAAAAGGCGACTACTCTACCTACTGAGTTACTGGCGCTTATTCAGTTCCGGTTTGCACGGTTTCCCCACTTATTTTAACTCAGTTGGTAACTCCCGTTAGAGTAGCAGTGCTTTCGGTCTGCCAGTCCGTCCGCTTTTCACGGAGGGCATACGTTCCCAATAGAAGCTCATGAAGAGCAAACTGCCATTTCTGGCTTTGGTGGGACAAGAAGGAATCGAACCTTTGACGCGCAGGGCTTCAACCTGCCGCTCTTCCATCTGAGCTATCGTCCCATATAGAACCATTATGTATAGCAAACCTTTCTATCGGAAATGCTCTTTCGTGTAAACTGATAGAAAAGGAGGCTATGCGTCATGGTTGAATTTTCTCAAAGATTAAAACAACTGCGCAAAGAAAAACATTTAACTCAGGCGCAGGTTGCAGAAAGAATAGGAGTAACAGCCTCAATGGTGTCCTCATACGAAACGGATATCCGACTCCCATCCTACGAAGTTCTTGTAAAGATCGCTACGCTATTCGGCGTAACAGTAGACTACCTACTCTGCCGTGAAGACAAAAGATTTATCGACATATCCAGTCTATCCGATGATGAAGCTGCAGTTGTATGTGATATGATAAACATACTCCTAAAAAAGAAATGACTACCAGCCGCCCGAATGGGCGGCTTTTGTCATATGTGGCGACGGAGGTAGGATTTGAACCCACGGACGGCTCATCACCGCCTCTTGTTTTCAAGACAAGCGCCATAAACCGGACTCGACCACTCCGCCATATAACTGGCTTTCATATATACTTCGACGGGAACAGCCATACCCATCTATCCTAAGCCGCCTATATGCAGGCCGGAATCATATGATCTCGTACCTCATAAAGCGTGGTACGACACGCTTTGGTGAGGGAGGTTGGATTTGAACCAACTCAGCCCGAAGGCAACGGATTTACAGTCCGCCCCAGCTCTCCAACTCTGGCGCTCCCCCATATAAGGTCGCATCAGCGACCATTTTTATTTAACAAATAAACGCTCAATGTATTCTTCAAGAGCGAAACCCTTGTCATAAGACCAACACCACCAGGAACAGGTGTGATTGCACTACACTTTTGGCTTACGCTATCAAAATCGACATCGCCACACAACCCACCATCTTCATCCCGATTGATTCCAACGTCAACGACAACAGCCCCGTCTTTCACCATGTCTTCAGTCAAAAAGCCGCTACGACCAACTGCACACACAATAATATCGGCTTGCCGCGTGATATCAGCCAAATCATTTGTATGCGAATGACAAAGCGTTACCGTCCCGCCAGCATTTGTAAGCAATAAGCTAATTGGCTTGCCAACAATATCACTGCGTCCAATTACCGCACATCGCTTACCATCTATATCAATATTGAAATGGTTTAGCATATCCATGATTCCAAGAGGGGTACACGGAACAAACATAGGAGAATTGATAAATAATTTCCCCATGTTTTCAGAACAAAAACCATCAACATCCTTACATGGATCAATCTGTTCAATGACGGCAGACTTATCAATATGTTCTGGCAACGGTAGTTGAACAAGGATGCCGTCTACATCGTCACGAAAATTCAAACGCTGAATAATATCGCAAATATCACTTGTCTCAATCGCTTCATTAAAATGCAAAATTTCACATTCAATTCCACACTCTTCGCAATCACGCCTTTTCCCACGAACATACGATTGAGAAGCCATATTATCTCCAACAACAATAACGGCAAGTCTCGGAGCTTTATTTAGCAGTGCAACACACTGTTTGATAGCACTCTTTTCTTTCGCAGCAAGTTCTTTGCAGCTCATAATTACACAACTGATACCATCACGACCTTTATACATTTTTGGTACTGGCGGTGGGGATTGAACCCACGACCTTATGATTAAGAGTCATCTGCTCTTCCTCTGAGCTACGCCAGTATAAAACAAGACACTTGTAAGGGAAAGGAAAGGGGTGGTGATACAATGGAGGTTGTAATAGGATGTTTCATTAAACAAATCGCTGTAAGTGTCTTTTTTGGCATGAGGTAAAGGAGTCGAACCCTTATTTACGGTTTTGGAGACCGCAGTGCTACCATTTACACCAACCTCATAAATATGGCGACGTATACGGGACTTGAACCCGTGACCTCTGGCGTGACAGGCCAGCGTTCTACTCTTCTGAACTAATACGCCATTTATTTATCCCAGTCTACAAGAGGGTATAAGTCATATGGACTATCAGCAGTTGCAATCTTCTCAAAACCGCTATCGACAATGCGCCATAATGTGTGCTTGTGTTTTTCTGGATTCTGAGAAATACGATATTCCTTTCCAGATCTGGTTTTGCATAAAACGCCAGTTCCACAATCTGATGTAGGAATTTTCTTTACAACCTTCCGTTCTTTATCAACCGATAATGAACTTGCTTTTCGCGGCATAATTTACACCTCTTTCATATTGGTGATGCGTAAGGGATTTGAACCCTTAAATTCCGCCGTGAAAGGGCGGTGACTCTACCAATTCGTCCAACGCACCATATAAAACAGAGTATTTCTAATGGTACTCCCAACGAGACTCGAACTCGTATTGCCGACTTGAGAGGCCGGCTTCCTATACCGATTAGAAGATGGGAGCATATAAATGGCTGGGGTAGTTGGACTTGAACCAACGATACGGGAGTCAAAGTCCCGTGCCTTGACCACTTGGCTATACCCCAATATTGATTTGGTACGCCAGACAGGACTTGAACCCGTAGCCTAAAGATTAGAAATCTTTTGCTCTATCCGATTGAGCTACTGGCGCATATGGTGCTGGCGGTGGGACTTGAACCCACACGGTATCTCTACCAACGGATTTTGAGTCCGTCGCGTCTGCCGATTCCACCACGCCAGCATATTTTAATTGCAGAGCGCCTTGTTTGGCTGATCAGTTAAAAGTTGATTCCATAAATAAAGTTGCTGTATGCGCTCTTCGTGGTACGGGTAACAGGAATCGAACCTGCACGGTTGCCCACCAGATCCTAAATCTGGCGCGTCTGCCAGTTCCGCCATACCCGCATATTTCCCATCGCAATTATATAGCCGTCGCCATATAACAAGAGATGCGACCATCTCATACGACAGGTTATATTCCACTCGGCTCTACATTCACTGACGGGCTGTGGACTACCGTGAGATTACCAACTCTCAAAAGGCTCGACGATTATTGAATGCCTGCGATCACAGCATTTCTCCAAACCAATTTGTCAAGTAGAGAAGTCACAAATGTTCGGAGTGGAGTGGATAGCGGGATTTGAACCCGCACAGTCTGCTTGGAAAGCAGAAATGCTTGCCATTAAACATCATACCCACATAAAGAAGACAATCATTTTTTAGAGTCTTAGTTGTCTTAATAATGACTCGTGGTGTCCCGTGACGGAATCGAACCGCCGACCCCCTGCTTGTAAGGCAGATGCTCTAACCTGCTGAGCTAACCGGACAAATAGGCCAATTCAAGGCATTGGCCTTGCCTCCAACTCTATGCTGTTGGGTCGCAGCAAGGTTTTACTCTAAAACCTTGCAAAAAGTCATCACTGCCAGACATGACGGTTTCATTCCCACTACGGTTTATAGAGTAACCACCTCTTATGTGGACGGGCATGGGGGCGGAGGTTGGATTTGAACCAACGACCACCAGCTTATGAGGCTGGTAAGCTACCTCTGCTACACTCCGCTAAATAAAATTGGCGCTGTCATCCATTCAGACAGTCATTAAGTCGCAGTGACGTTGTGACACCAATATGGCTGGAACGATAGGACTCGAACCTACAACCCTCCGATTAACAGTCGGATGCTCTACCATTGAGCTACGAACCAATATTTTCAACGAGACGCAACATCATTTACACTTGATAGATAAAATCAAACTCATCTTTTATGTATAGAAATTTGAAGTTGCTGTAAGCGTCTCTAACAACGGCAAGGCACTTATGTACTTTCTATTATCCGCAAGAAAATCCTCCAAAGTTGCTGTGTGTGCCTTTTTATGGTCTGAGTAGCTGGTCTCGAACCAGCGGCCTCGTGATCCCAAATCACGCGCTCTACCTACTGAGCTATACCCAGATTTACTTTTGAGAGAATCAGTAAAAGCAGCATCGCCACGAGCAGGCTTCTCTCCTGATGCCGTGGAGCAGAGGGGAATCGAACCCCTGTCCGAAATTCCTACATGAACAAAACATTCTTACGCAATAGATAGCAATTTGCATTTTGTCATAAGACGAGCTGCTTGGTGCTATCAACCAACTCAGAGCCGCACCAGTCTTGCGACCTCCACCACCTTATTTCTTTTCACAGTAATAAGGAAAACTGCAATGTCAGCCTGATTCTTTATTACCGCAGATGCTCACCCAGGCTAAAAGTGCATCGTTTAGGCATTCATCAACTGCAATTAAGCAGCAATACCCTCCATAACAGCATACAGAGCGGGATGAATCATAACCACAATAGAATCATTGTCATTTCATTTTTGTTTGAGCCTTAGGCGGTCTCCATACCTGCGTATTTCGTCCTATCAAAACCCCGTCGAACCCATTACTGCCCCATATTTAATTTTGTGGTCGGAGTAGAAAGAGTCGAACTTTCGACCTCACGATTATCAGTCGTGCGCTCTACCTACTGAGCTATACTCCGAGATAAAGCCATGCGTCCGTAGAACCTCGTCTGCAGCCGATAGGTTTTTAGCTGGAATAGCAGTCAAGTAATGAGCTGAACCGCACAAACGCCAACATAACCAACATGGCACGATCTGGTGGAAACAATGAGAATCGAACTCACGACCTCCTGCTTGCAAGGCAGGCGCTCTCCCAACTGAGCTATGTCCCCATGTAACCGTCCTCTTTCGAGGACGGATTTTTTTGATTTGAGATTAGGAGCTGAAAGCGGGGGCGAGGCCAAGGGAATACCTGGCGTAGTCGGAGTCCGCGTCGCCGCCCGTGCTCACAACGCAGAAGTAGCCGCTGTTGTCGTAGTACGGAGAACGCAACAGATTACAGCGACGATTCCCGTCATCATCTTCCTTATAGTAAGGAACATCCTCCTGCTGATAGTATTCGTACCAATGTCCCTCGCCAGGCATCGAATAAAAACAGCGACCGTACAGTTCTTTCTCACTCTTGAGCCAAACCTTACAAATGCTCTTAATAATTTCCTTGCTGCAATCGCCGGCACTTGTAAGTTTAATAACCGGCTTAATAATTGCCTGCAATTCATCCGAACAAAGAGAGAAGAACTCCGTATCCAGCCTGCGTCTTACAACAGAAGCTTCATATCCGCCACGATTCGTACTTTCGTCGTTCCACGACCAGTCCTCGTTATAAACTCTAACCATATCCCAAGAAAGAGGTGCTTTGCCAGTCCCATCAGCAAGATCATCGTGATTAAATCCAATGATCTGCCATACAGCAACGAACCCATTCTTCATGTGGTCTTTCTTCTGTGCGCCAAGTGCAAACACATCACGCGCCTTACCAGACAATCCGATCTGATTGATTTCGTCCCAAGAAAGATGGTTCAAATCTTTCAAAGGCATCGCAAGCGGCGCTTTACAAACGGTCTCAACAATATGCTCACTCGTCGAACTATCATCGAAACTAAGAGTTACTGCATCGCCATCGCAAACGATATTCATTGCCGAAAACTTGCTAAGATCCTTTGTTGCAATTTTGAACTGCATAAAACACACCCCGTAAAAATTATTTTGCTAATTCCTTAGAAAGAAAATTCAATACTTGAATCATACCTATCATTGAGCCTTCGCTCTACCTCCATTACCTTCTCACAATGTTCAGCCACCAGGGAGATAAGTCTGAGCTTCAAGGAGCGACCTTTAACTTCTTACCCCAGCCTTACACAGCGAACTGTATTAGGCCAATTCCTGCGCGGGATTGTTTACCCGCAAATTTCACCGTTCGTTCAGAAAATTTGATAGTTTCATACAATTTCTTTTTCATCATATCGTATTAAAGATCAAACACCAAAACTGTCCTACGGCTACTTTAACCGGCGACTTTCGTTATAGTCGAGTTTCTTCGACATCAAGACAGGAGCGCATTGTTGGCATTTCCTCCGGTTGTACTGGTTGCCACACCAGCATCCTTGAGGATTATTCTCCACAGGAGCGTCTATTGCTGCGCCCGAAAGTTCCGTGCTTTTTGTAGCGATAACTCTTGGCAACACACATTTTCGTTGGCGGTTTCCGCCTTCCAGCAATACATCGCTGCATTACTGCCGCCTGGACAATAAAAGGTATCCCTTGTAAATCCAGCGGGAACTACTGTGCGTCTCGGAGTGCTGACACACTTTATTCACCGAGTTAATCATAAGCATGATTCAAATATTGAATTTTCAAAGATCATGGAGCTGGCGACAGGACTTGAACCCGCAACCTGATGATTACAAATCACCTGCGCTACCAATTGTGCCACGCCAGCATATTGTTTAGCTATGTCCTCTTGACATTATTGAGTATAGCACATGGGCACATAGTTGTCAATAGGAATTAGCAAAATAATTTCGGATTTTTTTGGTGGCTGAGGCTGGGCTTGAACCAGCGTCTCCGCTTTATGGGAGCGGCAAGAAAACCAGCTTCTCCACTCAGCCAAATAGGGAGGGGCAAAAGCCCCGTCCCATAGTTACTCTCGAATACTTCTTAAAAGTTCTGCTCCGGACTTAAATACGACATTCTGGAACTCTGGAACAACAATGCTTTCTTTCGTTACCGGATGAAGAGCAGGATGTGACTTGTACTTTTTCACATCAAATGTTCCAAACCCATAAATCGAAACGCGATCTCCATTTCTAAGAGCATTCGCAATTTCATCAAAAATATCGTCAACGATATCCTTGACCATGTACTTCTTATACGCCTTATTCTTCTGAGCAAGCGTATTTACTAAATCTGCTTTATTGATATTCATGCTAATTTATCGCTCCCTTGTGGGCGATAACGAGTCGTATCAAAGTCAATATCGTAAAATGCTTTGACACCATTATAATCACAGACACAAACTAACTGCTGCTGCGCTCCGTAAATGCGCTTTCCAACGCAGTAGTCATCCATACCGAGAAAGCTGCCGGCCATAATCGTTTTCACGCCTTGAACACTATCAGTCTTATTGTGATGTAAATGACCTGAAAGAATAGCGTACACCGGCTCTTTTGCCATTGTCTGAAGCGATTGAACTTTCCCAGCAGATCCATCATAATCGCCATGCACACCAAGATAAGTCTTGCCGCGAATATCAAGCAGATACATCGTATCGTCGATCTTTCTATAATGATCAAACGATACATTCTCGAAAGCTTGTAAACGGGCTTTCAAATACCACTCAACTAAATCGTCAAGACGCTCATGGATTGAAGCAACATCTTTCTCTTCAAGCCGAGAATGATTTCCAGCAACAGAAGAAAAGTAAACATTCTTAAAGTGATGGCTTAATGTAGACAAAAACTCCGCAAGAAGTTCAGATACTCCAACGACCTGTTGAATGACATTTTCTCTGTTCGACACGGCAATAGACTTATGGATATTTCCGCTAATCAAGTCTCCGTTTGCCCATACATAGCAATTCTCCGCTCCATGCAAAGCGGCAATTTCAAAGATGCGATCCAGATATTCATTAAGAAGCTGCACGCAAACATCAGAATTATAGTAATTCCAATAATTGTCTACACACGCTCCAAAATGCAAATCATTTAAGCTCACAAGCAAATCGTTTCCGCTTGGTTCAATTACACATGGCACATAATCCAACCGTGGAATTACGCCAGAAGTAATTGCCCTCTCAAAAATATCAGAGTTTTCATCCTTGCGAGCCAAGTCGCGCACAACTTTATTAAGAGCGTTTCTCTGATCAAAAAACCGTTGGCGTTCTTTCTTAAATTCAAGCATCTTCTGCTCAATCTCATCAAGATATGCACTTCCGAGATCCTGCGTTGCCTTCTGCTTGAAGTATTTCATCACATGATAGCCAGAATACGGTGTTACATTCGCGGCTTTACGAAGACTATCGTAATGGACATCAAGCCCAAGCAGATCAACAATATCTGACCATTCTAAGTCAGAAGGGTTCTGCTCAACCTTAATCTCAATCAGCCGTAGGCCATACTCATAATTGTCTTCATTTTCAAGCTGTTTATATTTTGGATTCAATATTCATCCCTCCCATCATCGGGCGGCAACTGAATACTGCGGCGAATTGTCAGAGTAACGCCAACAACGCCGTCCCAGCGTTTTAACAGCTCTAAGAGGCTGTATGTTCTTACGGAATCAGTATCATATTCTGTGATTGTCATATCACTGGTGTCAATTATGGCATTTTCAAAGCTTTCGCTTTTAACCACCATTGACATTATGCTTTCCTCGCTGCTGAATGATTCGCTTGCGACGAATCTCACGCTCTCGATCAATCCGTGCAACAATTTCGGCGGCGAGATGGTTTGTACTCGCAATCGCCCTCATGTTTCCTTCACTCTCTGTTGCGTAGTAATGATGCCGCTTTGAATCCTGCATCATTGTTCGCGTTACCTTGTACTCAGGATACAATTCTCTGAGAATACGCGCTTCTTCCTTAGTTACTGGAATCATATAAAGTCTTCATTCCTTTTCAAAAAAAGATGTCTGGGCTGCGGATATCGCACCGCAGCCATAGACAGGAGAATCCCGAATAGATTAGTAAATACGGTTTTCTTCCCTTAAAGGTCTTTTTCTTTTTGGTTGCAAATACTCCGTTGAACAACGGGTATTTCGTTATATTTGCCAAGCATTATTTGGCATATTTGATAGGCAAATACTCCGTTGAACAACGGGTGTTTCGTTTTATCAGACTTCAAAATAAAACACGGGGACATTTTGTGCTGTTTAGCTAATTCCTAACAACATCATGCGACGCTCCGCTGACGTCGTTTCTTCTCACGCTCATAATTGCGAATATGGATAGCCTGACAGTCATTGCAGCGTTTCTTGTTCTTCACGATGCCGTCTACCTCAAACTCTTTTCCGCAATCAATACACCGCAATTTCTTTTTGCCGAGTGGATGATATCCAGAGCAATTCGTACACACTTTCTGCTGCGGGGAAAGCGGAACGAAACGCTCTCCGCATTTTTTGCACTGAATAGAGCCATCTGGAATATTTCGCTTGAGATTCTCCAGAACGATATCGCCAAAGCACATCCAAAAAACATTTTTCCTACGACTATTCTTGCTATGAAATAGATATTTCACAAGAATGTCGCAAACATCCAAACGCTCAAGGCCAAGCTCATCGAATTGCTTCAAGATATTATCCCGAATATACGCAAAGTTCGAGTCATCGTCATAAAAGCTAATTGAATAACGATACTGTTTTTCCACATCATTATACAAATCCGTCACAGGTGATAAAAGTTCAATCTGTTTCATCGGATTACTAAGCATATACTGATATCTGAAGACACCAATATTCTTCGCGGCAAAAGACATCCGCTTATTAGGGACGATATGTTCAAGCTGGTTTACAACACTATTGTTCGTTCGCTGAACCTGAGATTTTGTTTTCTTTTTAGCGTGGATAAAAAAATGCGGTGCTTTCATGCTTGTAATTCTCGCAAGACGAGCATTGATTTCATCTGGTCGAGTTGGCTTATACAATGTCTTGGCATAGTCGATACAAAAGTTGTTCTCCATACAAAGGATTTTAATTGCTTCTATATCAACATCCGCACCGTTCCAAATCTTCGTAATATCATTACTAATAACACCGATATTACCGCCAGTCCATGCGGCGCGAAGCCCTTTGAAGATTTCCTCTGGTGTAATCGTAACAGCGCCGGCTTTTGCCATTTCGTAATATAAAGGAACAACCCCTTCCATATTGCGCTCAGCAATAGCCACGAGTAAGGAATCTGCGCATACAAGACTTTTATCTCCATCGCAATCAAATTGCAGGATCTTTGAAATTAAGTCATGGCAGCTCGTATAGATAGCATTTTGAGAAAACCACTTTTTCGTTGCGCTGGTAACAACATTTTTACGAACAGCATGTTCACGATATAGGTGCGGTGAGCGTAGACAGTCCAATTTACTTACCGTGCGATAAAGGTAACAAGATACCTCTCCATCTGCAAGCAGACCAACAGGACTGCGATTTCCAAGAAACAGCCATTCACAAAAAGCATAGAGATCCGGAATCAAGAACATATACTTTGCGCTTAAATCAATCTTTGCCGCTCTCGCCTCAGTAACAAGATTCTTCTTGATTTGCCGTAGCATCTCTTTTGTGTACGGATCGGAAAGTAATTCCGGATAGATACTAAGACACTCCTGAAAAGCATTCTTATTACGATACTGTGTAGAAGCTCCGAACACATCAAGCATGGTATTCTTATCCGATGCAATTTTAGCAATTTTGTCAATCGTCTTTCCCGCGAGCTGTTCAAGTTCATTGGGACTCAAATCCGTAAGAGTCTGAAGCATTTGGTAGTTAAGCTTTGCGTCAGGGATAAAATCCTCTTCCTCATTACACTTACCGACAGTGCAGCCATTCGCCAAAAACAAATCAATGTATTCCTGCCAATTCGTGTAATACTTGTACATCTTAAATTGACTTTTCGTAAAAATGACCTGAATATCCTCCGCGATTACATCATGTTCAAACCCATAGATATCTGTTACCAAACCATGATTTACAGACGGATCGCGTTCGTTTGCTTCCGAAATAAACTTATCAAACGGGAATACGGCAAGAAGCCCTTTTACCCAAGGAAGACGAACCATAGTATTCTTTGCATTACAAGAGGGAAGAACCATTCCACAACCATCCGTATGTGTAATCGGAATTTCCATGTCCCTACGCTCTACACTGTATGTTTTGTGATCAATAAAATCAACAGTTCCACGAACCATTGTTTCCATATCATCCACAACGATGGTCTTTCTGATATCGAAATCTTCCCACAAATCAGTTGCGCTATTACACAGTGCAAGATACGCCAGGTACTTATTGATATTGATTCCGCCAAGCTCGTTGATTTTTTGAACGCTCAGTCCACACATAATGGTTTTTTGATACTTCTCCCAAACTCTTTCCTTAATGAAAACTGTTTTCTTTGTTCTGATCTGCCCAGCAGATGCCGTAAAACAAATATAACGCTCTCCGTTAAAGGTATATCCGTTTAGGATGAGATCTTCAATTACATCAAAATAATATGTGCGAATAACCATGAAATCGTCATACAGTTTTCCTGTTTCCATGCCGAGTGTTCTTGTAAGCATCGACTCAAAAACAGAAATCACATTCTTATCAACCACATATTCAGTTCGTAACTCGCGCTGCGAACGGTGTGCTTGAAGAAGCGATACAAGCTCAGACTTCTTAATCTTAATCATTTGGTTTGTACCACGAATTTCTTTCGCAATCTGTTTTACACGGGAATTATCCATCGCAACAGGAATCGGATCTGACTTTCCCATGCCATACAATTTACGAAACTGAGACTCAGCTTTCTCCCTGGCTATTTCTCCAGCACATAGCTGCTCAATAATTTCTCGCTCTGATTTTAATTTCGATTTTGAAGAACAATGCTTATTGATCTCCACCTCAAGCGCCTTTTCTTCATCAGTATAAAATGCACTCGTATCAAAACTATAAATATGAATTTGCCGATCAAGACTAATGGCTAATCACTCCTTGCCGTTATTCATTAACCTTTTGTAAATCGCCAGTCCAGAAAAGCCAGCCATCTGGATCTTCTTTCAAGGCAACAACTGAGTTCAGCTTTTGAACCGAAGCAGACCTATCATACTGCACAGTAAAGATGTCTCTTGCATGAGTCTCTACAAAATCACGATAGCGCTTAGACAAACGCAAATAATCCGGATGTTTCATGATCTGTTCAATATTCAATCGAACCAAATCACCCTCACGCAAATCCTGCGGAGCAGAACCGCGATTCCGCATAGAAATGTACATCTCTGCCAAACTATGAGAAACACCCTTCTTCTTTGCCAGACTCCTAAACTTTCTTGTTTGTGATCTGTTCATATCAACCTCTTGCCGCGATATAGCTATCAAGCAAATCAAGAATCTCTTCTACAAGAGACACCCAATTCGGATCAATCTTAATTTCATCCTTGTGATTTCGGTAATACTCAGGAGCAGAATCGCCATTAACATACCACATGGCCTGCCAATCACAAATCATTTCCAAATACGCACAGATTTTTGTATCAACATCATAATAGGACATGAAGTCTCCATTACTGTCAATCCAATACTGCCAGTGATGGTCGTTGATATGATAGTGGCGCTCCCATGCCCGTTCAAAAGCAGCGTCATCAATCACTTCGCCAGCAACAGGATAAAAATGCTGACGATATGGCAAAAATTCTTCCTCAGACATCTTACTATCATCGTGATTGCGGATACGCCATTCCATCTCATCAAGAATTTTAGGGCGTTGGAATAAATCAATTCCCTTTAAGGCATCACGCAATTCCAGCCATGCCTTCTTAATGTTTTCCTTGTGCTGAGCAATGTAATTTATATACTCAGTTGTTTTTTCTAATAACTCTGTCTTATTAAACTCGTTCATATTTCCTCCTATGATCTGTACATCTTTCTAATTCTAATGATATTCTTTCCGAGCAATTCGGCAGCGCGAGTTACTTCTTCGACCGTCGTATTCCATCCAAACGAAACTCTAATTGTAGATTTTGCCTGCGTATAATTCCGGCCAATAGCTCTCAAAACATGACTCGGCTCTAAACTGCCAGCAGAGCAAGCAGAAGCAGCAGAAATACATACACCGTCCGAATTCATCAGATGAAGAATAGCCTCAGATTCAACATCATTTATGGTGATACTCAAAATACTGCTTAGCTGATACGATTTCTCATAATGCTCATTGATTCTAATTCCCTCATCGCATACAGAGTACAGCTCTTTCAAAAATGCTTCCCGTAGCACTAATGCGTCACGAGAAAATTCGTTTGGCGTTGAAAACTTTGCTGCAGTACCAAGCGCCACAATACCCGCTACATTCTCTGTGCCAGCTCTCACACCAAATTCTTGCCCACCACCATATATAATCGGTTCAATATGCTTTTTAAGGCCACCGCGAACATACAAAGCTCCAACACCAATTGGCGCACCGAACTTATGCCCACTAATAGACAGCATATCAACGCCGCAAGAATTCACATTGACATCAATATGACCAACTGCCTGCACTGCATCCGTATGAAATACCGCGCCATAATAATTACAAAGATCTGCAATGCTTTTTACATCCTGAATAACACCAATCTCGTTATTCACCCACATGACAGACACAAGACCCACATTGTCTTCTTTGAGATATTTTTCAAGCTCAAATAAATCAACCTGTCCATATGTATCAACAGAAAGCGGCTTTACAACTATTCCAAGGCGCGTCAGTAAATTGCGCTGGTTCAAAATGGCATGATGCTCAATTTTACTAACAAGCATTACATTATGGTTCGTTGCATTTAGAGCAGATGCCATTCCGATAAGCGCCAGATTATCCGACTCAGATCCGCCAGAAGTAAAAATAATCTCATCTGGGCTATCCGCGCCAATTAGCTTAGACACATCATAACGAGCTTGATAAATGGCTTGATGTGCTTGCCGGCCAGCAGAATGAAGAGAACTTGGATTTCCGCATTTCCCAACACCATACCAATAGTCCAGAGCTTCACGCACAGGCGGTCGAACGCTCGTTGTCGCTGCATGATCTAAATAAATCATCTTTTTCTCCTTTATGGGTGGACGGGCAAAGCCCGTCCGCGCCATGCTATCATAAAAATTACACACTAACATTTGAATTGTTAGTATATGTCATTCACACACTCCGAAAAATAAGCATGTTGATTTTCTTGTAAGATGCTTTCGTAATACGGAATATCTTCCGATTGCTCAATAGGAGTAAAATCATCACATCTTTTATCGCATAAACACTTGTCAGACCAATAGCATCCATGACAAGTCAAAGCATTGTCGTTCATATTTCATTGTTCCTTTCCTCTGTCACATGCGCATCATCTCCTAACATCTCCAATCTTTTTAACCTGCCCTTTTCAAGACGCGCTTTGGAGGCGGCAATCTGTGCCTCCGTCATAACTACTTTCTTTTTTGGTTTTACTTTGAACCATTCTGCTGGAATATGAGCAATCAAACTTCCATCCGGATTCACATGCCGAATCTCCACCTCATCTGGATACTGCTCTTTAAGCTTCCATATCTGATTGATCCACTTCGTTTCACTACTAAAAAATGTTGCAATCTTTTCTCCAGCAACATGATCAATAGCTGTTTCTCTAATATCACCCGTCATGTGCTTCACCTATATATTCCAGTAGAAATTCTTTGATTTTCCTTTGACACTGAACTTCTGGTTTGGCCGAAAAACTCTGAATCGCACAGCACTTTCCACCACAAACAACATCGCACAATGTAAAAATCGGAATTGCAGCCAAAAGACAGGAAACATCGTCTATATCAACTAAATTCTTATTTTTGTTTTCCATTGTCATCCTCTACATAAACACATCGGTCAAAATCAAAAACCCAAACAAAAGGATTCTGTTCCCACCCGATCTTAGCTCGTTTCTTCTCTGATAAACCACTGTTCCATTTAGACGCAAAGGCAAGCTTAGGCGATAAAACACCTGGCAACCAAATACCCTCTCGTTCGATATCATCAAGTGAAATATCATGTAATCGTTCTACGCGAACATCTGTGATTCTTATAAAATTCCTTGCAGCATCATTTGGCATTTGAACAGACGGTTTCCAGTTGAACAAAAGGTAGCCTTGCGGCGGATCTCTGTCCAAACGATACACATACTTGCCATCAATCATTGCCCATGTTTCTTTTAGAGCAAGAATATCTCCCTTTTCGTATGGCGGCTTAATGACCTTGCGCTCTTCTTCTACATCTTTGGCATCCAATAAAAATCCCGCTTCGGTCATTTCTCCACCTAAGATATCTTGCTTATTCATGGCAATGCGAAAACAATGCTTTTCATTTTCAACGATTTGTCTCAACGCATCGCCATTAAGCCTTATGTACTTCACACTCATATTCGCACCCTGATTCCTCCTTATACATGAGTCCATATCTGACCACTGACTATTTTAGAAATTAGATTCGCAGATACTCCGTATTGATTTGCTAATTCCTTTCTGTTGCACCTTACACCAGAACCTCTTGGCACATAGTTCATGCGAATTTCTCGCACATCGTCCTCGGTCAGCTTCGACATACCATTACAGCTTCCAGCATAAGCGCCAAGGTGTGACAGATATCCGAGTTGTGCCGGCACATCATAGTCAATCAATTCAAGATCAACAGCATGAAAATAATTTTCCTGCCTTGTACACCATTCAAGGTTATCCACCCAATTGTGCTGCTTGCAACCGTCAATATGATTGACAATCTCATACCCGATGGGGTTCGGAATAAAAGTCTCAGCAACACACCGATGTATCCTCACATTAAGCCGATGTCCAAACACAGAAATGCAAACCTGCTGATATCCGCCAGCACCATAACCGCAAGAGTAGAGCTTTCCAGTAATGGCACTTCGTATTCTGCCGAAAGTAGACACCTCAAACCGCCATGAGTAGTCAACGCCCTGATATATAGCACCGTGCCATACTTCGTTATCAAAATCCCGAAACACCACAATCACTCCCCAATATTATTGCACCAGAATCTTATCCGCTACGGAGTCGTAATATCGCGTCCAAAGATGTTGAATGAGGGCTTTTCTATGCGGCTGTTCCAAACGATCAAGCACATCAAGTAGCTCTTTAATTGCCGTGTCATTCTTCTCAACGATACTCAAAACACGCCACACTTCGATTCCAAATTCGTTCCCGTAATTCTTTTGCAGTTCAGCCGGCAAAGTCTGCTTAGCAACTCGTTCACTAATATTACCCATTGGTTTCACCAGAGCCTTTCGGAGTAAAACCATTACAATTACGCAGCCATATAGGATCAAAATTGACAGGCCACATGAACCAGCCGCTCATAACGCCATGCTTCTCAGCACGAATGTCCAGCTTTGCAGCTTGGAGAAAATTTGCTGACTCAAACATGGAAAATAAATTTGTGTCGTTCCCAGGATAGTGACAACAGCTATGCGCGTCGCCTGGGACATCGCCTCTGTATTTGCACTTATAACACATTCCTAACTCATACACGATCTTTCACCTCACGAGAAGATTGCTTAAACCGTTCAATAGCCCTACGCAATCTTAAATTTTCTTTCTCAAGCTCGTGAAGCTGAACATCATAACTGACAACAGATCCCGCAAGCTCCATATTTTGCTCTATCAGGTCTTCAGATCTGGTGCGAACCAAAACAACAAAGACACACGCATTACAATCTTCATCCCACCACGCGCACTGTTCACCAATACACTTTGATCCAACGCCGCCCCTGATAGAAGCAAGTGGGCAATATTTCTCATTTTCCACGCTTAATAAACCTCCCACTTATAATCAAAACAGCGCCGATAGCCACCTTTGCCAGCACCGCCGACCTTTCCTCTCCGGATCAGACGATTTGAATAATTGCGATAATACTTCTTGGCTTTTGAATTCTTAGGATAGACAATATAAGCACCTTTGCGATGCCAAATATCACGCACATAGCATCCTTCAATAGCCCGCATCAAATCATTGCGCTTTTTCACGCGCATTTTTCTTCGATACGCCTTACCAGTCTTGCGCTTTCCGGTTCGTTCAAAATTATCTTTCTGGCAGAAAGCATCCCCACAATACCCACCAACAAAGAAAGGAAAATCGACTTTATCACATCCGCAATGGTCATATTGAAAAACACCAGCCTCATTAGCGTTGCGATATCTTCTTTCTACATCTTCTGAAATAGGGCATTCGTCACAGCAGAAATAGGCAGATCCAACATCAATCATTCAACTCACCTCAGTATCGTAATTGCTCCTATGGACTCTCTTTACCATAGCCCAACCATCATCAGTTAGCTTCTTCTCATAACCATAGCGTGTCAGCGCCCGCTCGTAAAAACGAAACCGCCGATGATCCTCACCATAAACAACAATTTTCGTCTCAAATGTCTCTGACAGGAAGACTTCATTCTCAAATTCGAGAAGTTTATCTCTACACCAGATAAGAGCCTCAGCGCCGCAGCGCCCAGTGTACTTCAAAGAAATATTGTTATCCTTGGTTTGATCAAAATAACCATTTAATGCTTTCTTTTTGTCTGCCACCGCAAATACGACATGATACTCAACGGATCTTGACCTGTAGAAGCGATAAAACGCAACCATACAATACTGCCCGTTTGAGAGCCTATGTCGCTCGTAGTAGCATTCGTTTTCACTATTCCATGTCATCGTCTTGATCCTGCGGATGACAACGCGGGAACGGACAGTTATCACAATCAGTACCGTCACAACATCCGCCATCATTCCTAAGTGCGCGAACAATCACATAGCAAATAGCGAAAATAGCAAAAATCAGACCAAGAAGAGTCAACACATCATCAATTTTCATATGGTTTAACTAATTCCTTTACTCGTTTTTTCAATCCACTCAGTAAGCAAATCCCTCATACGCTTACTTGGCAGATACAAGCTAATTTCTTCACCGTTTCTAATTGCAGAACGCCAGATCCACTGAATCATAGTTGACAATGCGTAATGGTCGTTATCAAAAATCACGCCTTTGCTTGCATAATAGTGGACGATATCGCCATTCGCAAAAAGATTGATTGGGTAGGCCAGCGCCCGACAATGGCTAAACTGGTTAGTTGCCTTTGCATTAAAGACTACAGATGAGTTCCAATAGCCCTTTCCTCTGATCCGCCCCCAATACTCTTTGTAAGTACCGCACATTCGCTCTGGCACTGGAATATCACCGCTTCGCTTTTGAAAGTAATTCATCAGATTGCGGCGAACCTGATTTACACCATCTGTTTTCGACTTATACCAGTTCATAGAAAGCGCGTGTTTCATATCGCCAATGCTATTGATACGCTGACCGTCATCAATATGAATCATATCTTTCAGCCGATACACATAATCCGGAACATACTCTGGTTTGTCGGAAAAAATATATCCTCCGCCCTCAGTGCGGCGAATACCAATATTCACATACGGGATATTGTTGATCTGCATAAACAGATCCATTTCTGAGTTTTTGAACAGATAAGTAAGCACAAACACATCTTCAACAGCTTCCAGCAGCTCTTTTGAGAAAAGCCAGTACCACACATTCCCGTTCTGCTTTGATTTGTTATAAACCAGTGGTCTTGATGCCATGAGGCGAAACATATGAGAAAATACGCCGCCCTCATATGGCTTGTCAGTTCTGCGGTATTCGTCTGGAGCAGCCTCATAGACATAGCCGGCATCAATGGCGAGCTGGATGTCAGAATAAGCAATCTGCTTATCCGCCTGCAGCACGGTCACTTCTTCGTCGATAATAATGCAGTATCCATTTTCTTTTAGGAGCTGGATTGTCTCTGGAGTATAGTACATAAGACACTGATGTGTCGATGTAATATTGCGCCCCTGTCGGATCAGCCCCAATGTGTGCATCGCCTTAGAAAAGAAATATTCGGGGAGTCTGTCACTCGGCTCAACAAAATCTGCTTGAGGGCAGTTGTTCTTAATTCTTTCCGCTTCTGGGAGGTACGGAGTGATATAGAGAAACTTCTTTTCCGGATGAGCATTGATATAGCCAATCGTCGCGCTGGTCTTTCCGCTGCCCATAATAGCATCACATACTCTGACCATCTTCGTCTACCTCATCATCAAAGCCTTCTTCAAAATAGTCACAGTATGTCTCATCTGGAACGCAATACGAATACGGTTCCCAGAAACTCACACGATCTACGGAGATATAATCAACCGAAGCATCTTCTCCATAGCGGACTTTCAAACAAACTGGAATACCAAGACGATTTCTGATAATGGACTCCACAACGCCGGCCTGCTGCGAAGAAGCAGCTTCAACATAGCAACCCTTATGAACATTGTCGATCAGATTCCGATAAGAGTAGGTGGACATTTCGTGGCTTTCCAGCTTCATGACATCTTCGTATGCGGGTTGTGTTTTACGTCTCATTTTCAGCCTCCAAAGTCATCCGATTTTCCGCGTTTTCGACCGAGTTGGTCGAAAATAAAGAAATTTACATGGCAAACATACCGTTGTTCAACGCATTTCTTGTGTCCGTACCCCTTAATACCGGACAAATCTTTTTTGTTTGTAGCAATGGAATAATCATCACCCTACGAAATCCTGGTCTGAGACCACATTGATGCACATGTTTTTGTAGAGAGCTTTGTCCTCTTCATCGGTAATGCCAAGGTAACGCAAAGTCACTTCTGGAGAACTATGTCCAAATGCTCTTTGTAACATGGTGATGTCCAAATTTGCTTTTTCACTATTGTACTTGTATTGATGCCATCCCCATGTCTTACGGCAGGTATGAGTTCCGATATTCTGCTTCAGTCCGCAAGCTGCCGCTGCTTCTTTCAGAACCTTACGGAAAGTACCGACCTGAATAGCACCACCTTCTCTTGATGGAAAAAGATATCCTTCTGAGTGTAGATATGCACCTTTAATTGGAAATGCCCATTCAAGAGCGTCCTTACAAGCAGCGTTCAGAAAAACAGTTCTATGCTTCTTTGTTTTACTCTGATAGATGTCGATTCCATCCGATGTATCTTCTTCATCTTCAATCAGCCTTACAGAACCATCGGGAGAGAATACTTGGTTCATCTTCAAATCCAAAAGCTCATTTGCTCTTAGTCCGAGATTGATGCCTAAGGTAAATGCAAGCACATACTTGTTATCCTTATGCTCATACAGCCAATTCGCCATAGCAATAATGTCCTTATGAGTCTTGATAGGATATACGGTTTGGCGTTCACCAGTCTTGCAGTTATTGGGCTTCTTCTTGCCAAGCAGCTTCTCAATCTCTGGGTGTAAGGTGATTTGTAGGATCGTACCTTCGGTAGACTGAGCCATATTCATCACTCCTTGCATATTGTTTAGCTAATTCTTTAGAAGCAGAAAAAGCGTTGTTCAACGAACAATCCTTACATAAGATATTATACCACAAATCGGTCTGAAGTCAATAAAAATCGGAAAGAAAATATTGTTTAGTCAATTCCACACATTTGCAAATTCGATAGAAATGCGTTGATTAAGGCGTATTCCGTAATATAAAATTATGAAAATGTATTTTTGCGTGTTGCTCTGAAAGCGAAGATCCAGCGTTGATTAAGACATTCTTCCGAAGAGAAGTCTGTAGCAGAAGATATTTATGTGTGTAAGGAAATATATCGTTGATGAACGGTGTGTTTGAGAGACTGTGTTTGGTGAAAAAGATAGAGGCGTGGAGAAGAGGGTACAAAGCCAAATTTTTGGCATTGCTGAGGTCGAAAAAATATAAACTATCCCCCCCTATACAGATAGCAAAATAGGCGTTGATCTCCGTTAGTTCCGCATACTCCACAAAAGCAGAACCGAAAAAGGCGGCGTTTCTGCTGCTGTCCGTGTCTGCCGGTGCTGGGCTGGCTCTGGCGGTTGATCTGCTGGGCGTTCGGTGAGACGGGGAGAAAAGCGGCGCTTTACTGTCGTTTTCTCTTCGTTCCCTCTCTTTTTCTCTTCTCTCTTCGTCTTTCTGTCTCCGTCTGTCTCTGCTCATGGTCTACAGTGCCGCGCTTCTGGCTCTCTGGCTCTGGCTCGATCTCTGCGGCTCTTCTGGGGCTGGTGCTGTCTGCTGGCGGTCGTGTCTTCGCTGCCGTCGTGCTGGCTCTGGCTCTTCTGGCGTTCCGCTTCTGGCTTTGATCTCTGGGCGGCTCTGCTGCTGGTGCTGTCTCCGTGTCTTCGTCCGCGTCCGCTTCTGATGCTGGCGCTTCGTCCGCTCCGGTGCTGTCTGGGCGTGTCCAGACGTTCCCGTGTCCAGTGCTGCGGCTCTTCTGGTGCTGGCGCTGGGAGACGATGCAGGCCAAAAGGATATGGCAGAATGCACAATTCTGTAAGGCAGTATTTGTATGATATGCCATTGGCATATTGCACAAAAAGATAGTGTTTTTGGCTTGCTATTTTTACACTTTGTCAAGGTATTATTTAGCTATTTCCTATTGCAAATTCCGCTTTTGTGTGGTATACTCTACTTGTAAGGTAAAGGAAACGAGATCGACGGCGGCGGGTGCGCCGCTACTGGACGATTAAAGGAAGTAGTTAAATAATACGATGGAGGTAAAAATCATGAATAAGCTGTCCGCCCTTGTCCCTCTGAAAAGCAAGATCACCGTCTACGTTCCCGCTACGGTATCTGTAGATCAGGAGATCGACAACGCCGCATACGTCGAGCGCGTCGCGCGTACTCTGTCCGCCTGTTTCGGTGGTGCTACGGCTTCGCCGGTTCGCGGCTATTGGGTCTCCGATTCTGGCGAGCTGGTGAAAGAATCAACAACAATGGTTTTTGCGTACTGCTCCACGGCTGACGCTGAAAAGTATATTGATGATGTCGTTTCCCTCTGCTACGAGCTGAAGCGCGAAATGGGGCAAGAAGCGATTGCCCTTGAATACAACGGCGAAATGTATTTCATCTAATCGAGTAAAACAGCGGCGGCGGGTTCATTCCCGCCGCGCCGGTAAAACGAAAGCGGGGTTTTGAAATGAAAGCAACGAGAAAGCAAATCAAGGTAGCAAACGAGATCGCGGCACGGTTTAGCGGATGGCACGAGCCGCAGGAGATCGCGGCGATGTATGACGAGCTGGAGAAGATCGGTGTTTCTACTGGCTGCATCACAAACCGGCAGGACTTCCCGAATCTGGGATGCTGGCAAGGCCATTGCGAATGGTATATAAACGGCGAGGAAGTAGAAAACAGCGTTTTTGTGTACTCCGTTTATGAAGGGAATCCGAATATCACGCGCAACGATTATAACATCTACTTTTCTTAAAATCCCGCCTGATGATGGTTAGATGGTGACTAACCGAAACGGCCACGGCTGGCCGTCGTGGGAAACCGAAATACAACGCGCTGCGGCGCTGGTCAATGAAATGAGGTAAACGAAATGAAAAAGTACAATGTCAAGTCGATCATGTCTCGCGCCTGGGCTATCTATCACGAAACCGACAAAGGCGATGGCCTGCGCCCTGTGTTCGCTCTCTGTCTGGCTATGGCATGGGAAGACGCAAAGAACACACCGGAAAACATTCTGCACCAGTGGGCAGCGATGGATACCAAAGCGCAGATCAACATGCTGACGGCTAACATCAAGAAGGCGGCAAAGAACGAGATCGGATACAGCACGGAAGATCACTATACAGAGTTTAACGAGACTGTCGCGTGGTTCTTGAATCATCACGGAATCGACGGGCTTGTAAATGAAGCTTGGGTAAAGCTGGCGGAACGGCTGAATGCTGACTATCTGGACAAGCTGAACGCAAAACGCGCCGCGTCTGGCAAGGTCAATATTTCTCTGGTGGCTCTGGTGTATCGCAGCGCAAAGGATGCAATCCGCGCCGTTTATCGTGACGATATCAAACACGGACGCGCCCGCGTTCACGAGATCACCGACAAGAACGGCGAGAGCCGCGACTATCTGGACACGATGGCAAGCACCGGCAAGGATGAGACGGCAAGCACCGCAACGCTGCGCGTAGCGCTGGAACAGTTTGTAAACAGCCGCGACGAGATCGACCGCATGATTATTGAATGCAAGCGCGACAATTACACGGAACGCGAGATCGCGGAAGTTGTCGGAATCAACCGCGCCGCCGTTCATAAGCGCATTGACAAGATGCGCGAGGCTCTGCGGAACATTGGCCTTACACCTGCGGAAGCTGTGGAGTAAGGAAGTAGTTAAACAGTACGAGCGCCGCTCCGGTAGGAGCTGGGGCGGCTGCTTTGAAAAAATCTTGAACGATGGTAAGCAAATGGCGGAAACGCTTGGAGGGTGTAGCGGATGGATGCAAACAAAGCTTTTCAGATGATTGAAAAAGCCTTTTCAGATAAGCGGCCTGTAATGGTAACGGATGGAACGGTAACGCGCCGCGTGGTATCCGTTGGACTGGCGGAACAGCTCTACATTCACACGGAGACGGGCGAATGGGTGGAGATCAAGCGGAGCTTTTGCGGTCTGACTTTGGACGGCTGGGGCTTGCTGGATACGGCGGAAGGCTTGCTTATTGCGCCTGAATGGTGGATTGAAAACGGAACGGATGACGGGAACGGAGGAAAAGAAAATGTATGAGCGGAGACGGAGAAGATCAAAGACGCGCTCGCAGGTGATGCTGCAGCAGCGTTTGATGGGGCTTTTGCTGGTGGTGCTGTCCGTGGTGATGCTGATTGTTTGCGCACACGGAACAACGATAGAAGACCGTGACGGAACGGGTGCTTTTATGGTGCTGCCGATGGGCTTGTATCTCATCTTTACAAAAAATATCTGCATCTACTGGTAAGCAAGCGGAAAATCTGACGGGTAGATATAACAGGAGGATGAAACATGCAAAGCTTTACACAAACGGAAATCAAATGGATGATCGGAGCGCTTCAAGAAAAAGCGCGAGCGTATCATGAAGCCGCTCGCATGGCGGACGGCGCGGATAATAGCAATAAATCTTTGGACGGTTCACTGTATCGTCTGCGGGAGGAACAGTTTAATGCGATGGCCTGCAAGCTCCAGAAAGTGCTGGACGGCAAGAGCAGGCGCGTAGAAATCACATTGTAAATAAATGGAGGTAGCAATATGCCGAGCGTAACTCGTGAGCAGGTCAACAAGTGGAACGCGAAACTTCAAAACGGTTTTCGTTTCGATATTCAGCGCTATGTCGTTTGGGGCGAGAAGCAGATCAAGAAGTCTATCGAGCTGGCGGATGGTCGGATTCTGACCGCTGAGATTCATTACCGCGACGCACGGGAGGGCTACAAGTATATCGGGAATGAGGCTTGCATCTCTCTGGCAATCTGGACGCGCTGCGAAAACAGCGACATGATGAAATCGGAGGGCATGGGCTATCACGAGGTTCTGGGCGCGGTTCAGCCGAAAAAGAGCTATGCGGATCTTGTCAAGCTATCCGCTGTCATGGATGAGCCGAAGATCTTGGAGATGATGAACGCGCACATGAACGCCTTAAATAATCCTTGGGTTCTTGGAGGTCGATAACTCATGCAACGGAAAGAGTTTGAAAACAGAATCAAGAGTCTTTTGCCGAAAGCGGCGGATGATGTCGTGGAGTCCTGGGCGGAATATGCGACGGAGTTAGATCAGGACGGAACGGAAGCGGCGGCGGATTTTTACGACAAGAATTATATAGCGCTGCTGCTTGTCAAACAGCGTCGCGGCGAAGAGATTGCAACACAGCTTTTTAACTTTGGTAAGCGCTTTACATTCAATTATTTTGAGCTGCAAGGCGCGGCGGAAAAGCTGGAAGCCGGCTGGTCGCTGGATGACACCGTAGAATATACGGTTGAAAATGGCTGCGATGCTACACCGGAGGAACAGAAAGCATTCTGGGATGCGCTGACAGCATTTTGGGCGGAAGAAAACAAAGAAAATCTTTCGTAAAGGTATGCAAATCCATTTTTCCACTGGTAGATATAATAGGAACGCTAAAAATAAAATGGGGGTTGAAACATCGGATGAAACGGAACAGAAAAGCAACGCATATCCAGTGGGATGTCGATGAACCGGAGGATATGGAGTCTTTACCAACGGAAATTGATATTCCGGATGGAATGACGGATATTGAGGAAATTTCCGACTATATCACAGATCAGACGGGCTTTTGTCATAACGGATTCATCGTGGAGGGCTGAATCATGTCGGTCATGAAAATGTATGTCGAAGAATATCTCAACGCTGAGCAGGTCGCAGAAAATTTCTATATCATTCACCTGTCTAACGGAAAAGAGATCGAGGTCACAGAGCATCCCGTGCATAATGGAAATGTGTGGGACTGGAAAGTAGATTCTCAGGTGTTTGACACGGATAACTACGCGCTAAACTATCTGAAAAAGCTGGTGGCGGAGAAGCTGACCGGAAAGCGGATTCTCTTGCACAAGAAACGGGAAAAGCCTGATATTTGCGGATATGCCTGCCGTTTTCCTGGCGAATGTAACCGCGCTTTATGTAGTGACTGTCCCGTTGCGGAGGCGTTCTTTGCAGAACGCGATGGCGTGGAACTTGTTTATGCGATATGAGATAGAAAACATCTGAATAAGTTTTGAAAATCTGGCGGAATGGAGAAATCTGTTCCGCCTATTTTTTTGCGTATGTGGTAAGCAAACGCTTGTTTCTATGAGTAGATATAATAGAAATACTTGTTGGAGGTGTCCACGATGGCGGAACATTCTTTTGAAATCAAGATTATTGTTACAACGGATGACATTGTGAATCTGCTGGCCTGCGAGGGCGGCGGCTTTGATTATTGGGCGGAAATTTGCTGGAACGAAAAGGATTATGAAGCGGCACGAAATCGCATTTTGCATCGTGGAAAGAAAGATCGGATGATTTGCTATGAAGAGATCGTAGCGGAAATTTTGGAAGCTGGCGAAAAGCTTACGATTTATGATCGTGAAGAAGACAAAGATCATGAGCTGACACTGGATAAGCTGCTGACCGGTTTTAGACTTTATGCCGATTCTATGCACGGTCTGAATATGGATGACTTTGATGCGGATGTAGCAGATCAGATTTTGCAAAACGCGGTTTTCGGTGAGGTTGTGTACTCGTAAAAAACTTGTAGGACAGTATGCAAAGGTCATTTTCGATAGGTAGTTATAATAGAAAGGGTGATAAAAATGCTACTGAGTGAAATCAATAGCGAATATCAGAAAAAACGGATGATTGTCTATAATGCGGACGGCACGAAGCCGATTGTTCATAATATCGAAGTTGCTCCGATTTTCGGAAATATCTATATGAGCAGGTTGGAAAAGAGCGACACGCGCAGTTATGCGGCTTGCGATTTGTATTTGTATCTGGAAGATCACGGAGTTGGTCTACTGGTCGGCACGGCGGCGGAGGATGATAGCTTGGAGCTTGTTGAAGGACAGGTTCGGCGCTATCGTGTCGGCTCTGATGGTGAATTTTTGGCAATGATACGAGATTGCATCAGCACCAATTCGTATATCAGTCTTATCTATATCGAGTTGGTAAAGCTTTTGGATGAATCTCTCGTTCCTGGATGCTTTGAAGCGCGGAAGATTTTCGCAGAGAAACAGAAAGCAAGGCGTGATGCAGAGCGGGCAAAGCGTGAGGCGGAAGAAGCCGCTTATGTGAACGAGCGGAACGAAGCAGCACAAAAGAAGATCGCTCAGGCCATTGAAACTTTGAAGAATGGCGGACGTCTGGTCAATTTTGATGTTGAAATCTTCAAAGGGCGTTATGACAGTAGCTCGTACAGCATTTTCAATTATCTGGCGCGTCAATATGGTGTAAAAATCCCGATTAAAACGCAAGGCTGGATCAATAGCAGTCTGTTGGATATCACGGTCAAAGATGGAAAGATGAGCGGCGGACATATGAGCGGAAAAAATCAATCGACCGTCATTTACAAGTATATGAATCAGTTGATTGAAGCGGTTAGAAAGGATGCGTGACCAAATGGAAAGCCACATTAAAATCAAAGCTACAGTACAAGAAATGAGAGAGTTTTTTGAGAAAGATAGCGGTGTGCGTTATTATGAGATTAAAGATAAGCGCTACACGCAGGCGGAATTGGATGCCATGTCTAATGAAAAATACAATAGTGAGGTGTTTACATTTTCCGTTGTCTATCGGCACATGGAGTTAGGAAAACCGTTGACCGGCGCATTTACCATTGTAGGGCTGACGAAAAAGATGGATGCGCTCAGAAAAGCCCGTCATCTGCTATGAAAAATTATATCGTATCGCAAGATAGAAAGTCCGGTCTCTGGTATGCACATATGAGAGGATACCAGCATGTTCCCGTTTCTGGTAGCTTTTCTGAAAAGCGTCGTGATGCAGCCGAGTATGCGAAAATGTATAACGGACTTCCGCATAAGGTAGAAGAGATCGAGCGAAAAAGAAGAGAAGTGTTTGAGAAGGAAATGGAAAAAGCCTGAGATATTCTCAGGCTTTTTTTTGTTGCTTGGTAAGCAAAATCAAGTTTTTATCGGTAGTTATAATGTGGAGGCAAAGCGCCGCTTGAAATCGACATGCTGTCGTTCAAAGCAAGAGCAAATATCAGATCGCAGGCCGGTTTTCTTTCGATTGAAAAATCGGTTTAGTGTATTTGTGATTTGCTTTTGGCTTGCCTCTGCAACGAAAAACTGTTCGGATTCATAGCCGCTTTTCGTTATGTAGTTGATCTGAAAAACGATGATCGGCTTGCTGCGCGATGTTTTCAGCCCGATATATGTATGACAGTCAGAAATGATGTTCCAAAAGGTGTCTGAATGAGCCGCTTGCATTTTCTGCATCTCTTTAACGGTGTAGCAAGTTTCCAGTGCGTCATTGATGATGTATTGCTGGATGACCTGTGGAAGATCGCCGGTATACGGAAGCAGAATCTTGTCGTGGTATGCGCTGATGAACTGGATGTCGCGGAAAGAGATTTGCAAAGCTGCTTTTAACTGGCGGATGCGAAGAGCGAGATCGCATTTTGTATTGTTATTCATTTGTTGTACGCTCCTTTCATGCTCTAATAATAGCACAAAAATGGCGAAAACTCAAGCAAAATGAACATTTTTACGATGATTTTGTGCGATTTATTGTATATTTTGCACAATGAATATGGATGGATAAAATTCTGTGTTTTATACATGAACAGCAACTACAAATGTTGAAAGGTCTGGAGGAAGATGCTGAATGACTTCGTTTGATGGAGATAAAAAGGTCAAAACGAAATATACTGCGGAATTTGTTACAGATAAAAAGGACTACGCCTATATTATCGGCGGTCGTTATAACGATGGCGAGCCGTGGGAGAAATATCAGAAAAAAGAGTTTGATGCTCTGGACAATGCGCTCGAATTTTATATGCGCGGTCTTGTGGACGAGTCCTTTTTAGATATCAAGCTCTTTGAGCAGATTTTTGTAGATGGCGTTTGTCAAAGAGAATCGTTTATCGAGCCGCCGAATACACTGCGCTTTTATCTCCGCACCACGGTCAATAAAGAGCTGGAGAAAGAAATCCGCTCTTTGCGCGAGAAAAATGAGCGATTGAATGCAACTGGAGAGCTGATGCGTGAGTTTGTTCGCATGTACCATGTAGAAGATCGTCTCGATGCGTTTATCAAAGAAAAATCAAAAATTCAGTAAGCAACCGCTCCATTTGGAGGGTAGTTGTAATAGGGAAACCTAAAAATTAAAGGAGGATTCAAAAATGTCTGTCAATCTCAACAAGTCTGGTCTCGGTAAGTTTGCGGGTATGCACGGCACGATTTTCAAGTCGGAGATCGCCGCTGCCAAACCCAGCAAGCAGATCGTCGGTAAGGGTATCGGCAAGGGCTGTAACTATCCGATGGATTCCGATGCGGAGTTTGAGAAGCGTCTGCGCCGCTATGAGCGTAAGAAGCAGGCCGAGGAAGCTGCCGCTGCTGCTGCGGCGGCTGGCACGATGGAGGCGTGATACATGTTTGATGGTAAGCCTGTCTGGAAGCAGGATAATTTCACATATGAAGCTGTAAAGGTTGGTGACTATGTGGAGCAGGCAATCGTAGATGCTGCAATGGATTGTGTGCCGCCCGCTTGTATGCGGGCAGACTGCTCCCAGATGGGCGAGCCGTATTCTGCCAGAATGGATGAAAAGACTGGCAGATGGAGAGATACTTACGAAACTTTCCGTAAGGTCGGCGGTGAATGGCCTAACGGTATCTGGGAGTATTGCGGACACTGTTTCAGAGGTGAAACGGTTGAGCGTGGAATCGAGCCGTATCATATCTGAGATAAGAGGTGCGTGTATGAATGATATCGAAAAGGTCAATGTAGCTCCTGATGGTTATTTCCAGCGCATTGTAAAGCCGTGTTTGCTGGATTTGCGCAAGCACAAGGACGATGCAAAGACGGATATGGAGCGCGGATATTATGAAGATCGCTATGCGGCACAAGCGAAAGATTTTGCGCAGGCGTTACATATTTCTGCGGAGGTGCTGGATGAATTGATCGGAGGTGTTTGAAATGAAGAAGATCATCGGCTAAAAAGCGGCGCAGTTTTGGAATGGTGTCTGCGAAATCAAAAACCATACCCCATTTTTCATTTTGTAAGTAAGCAAAACTCAATTTTTGAGGGTAGATATAATAGGAGGTGTTTTCAATGAAAACTTGTAAGATCTGCGGATGTTCTTTTGATGAAGAAAATTGCGAAGGTGTCGTTGTCAATGAGGGTATGGATAGCGAATACTTTGTTTGTTGTGATTGCGTTCCGGATGAATGCAACAATGGGCATATCATTTCTTGTGAAAATTGTGGTTCGTACTTTTCTCCCGATAAGCTGCACGATGAGCATATCGGGGGTTTTACTTTTACTGAATGCCCGTCTTGTGGGAAAGATGTGGTGGAATGTGTATCACGAGAAGAGTTTGAGGAAGAGCATTTCCTTTCTAAATACTCCGTCGTTGTCAAAATGGGCAATTATTCTCGTGGATATGTAATTTCCGCCCAGAATCCCACCGATATGATGAAAAAGCTGATGAAACGCGCTGAGCTTTGCTCTGCTGCTGAGATCATATACTCCGAAATCCTTATAGATGAGGATGTGATTAAATGAGTGGTTTTACACTGAGAAATAAAATCGAAGAGGCAAAAGCAACATATTTTGAGCGTTATAAAAAGCTTGATTGGAAGTGGACAGATGAGGGACTCCCCTATGCAATCATGGACTATCATAGCTGCATCGGTTCGGTTTTAGACTTTACGGATGATGACTGGCAGGCCGCTGAGGAAAATGGTTTTTCTCGTTCGGATGTTATTGCGCTATGCGAAGATAGCGATGGTGAATAAATGACAGAAAAAGATATTGTAAATGTTCTGTATCGTGACGGATATCATGCTGCTGCAAAGCTGATTGAAAAGAAGTCTGAGGTAATCGAAAGCAGAAAATCTTTGATGCTGTGGAGAGATGACTTTACCAGTGAAAATAAGTGGGCATCTCTTTGTGCGGCGCTTGGCGTTCCGGAAGATACGGTTACGCTGGAGCTAAAATGCAACATTGTAGCTACATTCCCGTATAAAAAATAATTTCAACGGCTGGTAAGCAAAGCCGAAATTTTAGGGGTAGATATAATAGAAAGCCCAAAACAATCATCACAAACTACTTTCTACTTTAAGGAGGATTCAAAAATGGCAGCGAATGTTGAAACTATGTTTTATGTGCGTGAGAAGCCTTGGCACGGCCTTGGCGTTGAGGTTCAGGAGGCGTTGAATAGCGCTGACGCGCTGAAAATGGCCGGTCTTGATTGGGAGGTCAAGCAGAGAAACATTCAGGTTTGCGGCGGCGCAAAGATCGAGAATTACAAGGCGAATGTCCGCAGCACGGATGGTCGTGTGCTTGGTGTTGTCTCTGACCGCTATCAGATCGTACAGAATAAAGACGCTTTCAGCTTTACCGATGAGCTGATCGGCGGGGATGTTCGCTATGAAACCGCTGGTAGCTTGCAGAATGGCAAGAAGATTTGGCTGCTGGCAAAGATGCCTGAGCGTGAGGTCGTTGGGGATAAGGTTGAGCCGTACCTTTGTTTCTCAAATACGCACGACGGCAGCGGTTCTATCCGTGTCTGCATGACTCCGATTCGTGTTGTTTGCAACAACACTTTGAATCTTGCACTGAATAGCGCGAAGCGTCAGTGGGCAACAAAGCACGTCGGCAATATCGACGAGAAGATGCAGGAAGCGCGTATGTGTCTCCAGCTTGCAGATGCCTACATGGATGAGCTTGCTGTTTGCGCAGATCGCCTTGCAAACACGACGATTACCGACGAACAGCTTGATAAGCTGCTTGACGAGATGTTCCCTGTTGACGATGACGATACCGAGCGCAAGAAGAACAGCGTGAAAAAGGCAAAGGACGAGTTCATGATCTGCTATTTCCGTCCTGATATCATGAAGTTCCTTAACACTGGCTGGGGTGTTGTGAATGCCATGAGCGATATGATTTCTCATTCTGCACCGCGCCGTCAGACCGGTAGCTACCGTGAAAACAACTGGAACAGAATTATGGATGGTCACAAGATGCTTGATCGTATGACAGAGCTTGTTTGCGCACGATAAACAGTGATTGAGAGCCGCCCGAATGGGCGGCTCTTTTCGTAGAGAGGTGTAATATGGAAGAAAACCGTGTTATCTGGTTCAAAACATGTTTAGATGCAATTCCGGATAGCTGTAAGGATTGCGCTTGTCACTGGTGTTATCTTCCGTTGAAAAAGCGGAAGTGGGGCTATTCTGATGAGTTAAAAAAGAAATACTTAACTCAGCGGCACGAAAATTGTCCGCTGCATTTGGAGGTTATAAAATGAAGCTTTTTCTTTTGATTCACGAACAGGATACGGATGCTGCTTGGGGTTCGTCTGTCGATCTTTTCTCGACACTGGAAGCGGCGCAGGCCGAAATGAGAAAGATTTATGAGAAGACTATCGAAAGCTGGAATTTCGATATTGAAAATCAGACCGACGATTCTTGCTGCGAGTTTTCTGATATGAATGCTTCTATTCGAGACGGTTCTGATGTAGAGGCATGGCGCATTGAAGAAAAAGAGCTTGATGCCAATATTGCTATTAAAGTTCACGGCGGGATGGTGCAGGCGGTGTATTCCGATGCCGATGTCGGTGTCGAAGTTTATGATCTTGACTCGTCTGATTTTGCAGAGGAAAGCGAGCTGGTCGAAGCGGAGCAGCGTGAGCGTGAGCTTGATGAGCAGATCGCTCAGCCTGGCTGGAGAGCTGTATGGTAAAACTGCCCTGACGAGTCTTTGGAAAGTAAGACGAAACTGCCCTATTGGGCAGTCGGCAGAAAAATTACATTTCGGTGGGCAAAAGCCTATTTGAATGGGTAGATATAATAGGAGGCGGTAATATGTCGATGCCAAACTTTAATACGATGAGGAATTTCCCTCTCTATGTGAGAGATTTCGTTTCTGAGGTGGATTATTGTCCAGCTTGCAATACATATGGAGAAGATGGTGTGTGTCCTATTTGCGGCGCAACCACAGAGCGAAAAGCATATCTGGATGAGGTGGCGGCGTTTGAGTTCGTGGAAGAGATGGAGACGCGGCTAAATGGCGCAAATGCAAAGCTTGAATTTCATTCTATTTCAACTATGGGCGGAAAGTATTATGGGGTTCAGTTTTATGTGGAGGAAAAGCATGATCCGAATGAGTATGATAATGACGATTGCCATTATTACTTTGATGTATGCCGTAGTGTAGCAATTCGCCGGTATAACAGCGAGATCAATAAGATCAATCGAATTTTGAAAATGCTTGCGAAAGAATATGGGTTTGATGAGGTTTATTGTTCTGCTGTATTTGGAAACGGTGAGGCAGTTTACACGAAAGTCGAAAATACACAACGAGCGCGTATCGTTCGCGCCATAAAAGAAATTGCGTAATGGAGGGGTTGCGATGAAATCGAAATGTCTGGCTTATACCGTAGAGCTTACACGAGAAGAGATAGACACTGTAACGACAGCGTTACATAATGAGTACAAGTTTTTGAAAGAGAAATATGCGGATGTGCGCCCGCAGAATGCTGTGGAGGTCTGCAAGCGCATGGACGAGGTACGCACCCTACGGAATGATTTTGCAAGGCTTATCGGCGTGACTTTTATGGGAGAAGATGCCTAAGCAATTCTTGAAGTAAAACGGAAATGATGATATAATGCGGAGGTAACATGAACGGAAACAAGGTGATTCGAGTGACTTTTGGTGAACGGATTGAGCAGGCCAAGAAAAAGGCTGAGGAAGAATATCAGGAGAAGCTGGAGCGTTCAAAGCAGTCTGATGTCGATGTAAGAGATTTTTTTGATGACGAAGAGCTTGATCGTATTCTTTCTGACAACGAATTTTTCAATGGAAGAGTTGCTGATCTGTCGAAGATGCAGCGATATGAAAAGCTAAAGCTTGCAGCTCAGTGGATGAACGATCATAGCATGGAGGTCGTTTGTGTTGACATTGACAAGCCGTCTCAGTCCAGACCGAATGTGGTCGTTTCGATGGAGCTGCGACGTCTTTCTTCCCTTCGTGGGCGCGAGTTAAAAATCTTTTCCGCAATGAATGCACTGGCAGATACCGTATTTTTGAGCGGCCTGAAAGATGAGGCTATTCGCTTCAGCTTTGGGATTGAAAGTCTCTGGCAGTAAGGAGAGTATTATGAAAGTCTTATATCCGTGGAAAATGATTGGCAGATATGCTGATGATGAAGAAATTGAGGTCGGCGGATTTGACGAAGAGGATTGCATGACACGCCTGATTTCTAAGATAGAAAAGCACGGGGATTTAGTCTGGTATTCCGGTGTTTCCGACGAGGATTATGTGGCTGGTGAGTATATCGGACGAGAAAACTTCATCTACGATTAACTAAATACAACGCGAAAGACGCTGGAAAAATCCAGCGTCTTTTTTTTGTGCTTTGGTGAGCAAATATGGTTTTTACAAGGTAGTTATAGTGAAGAGACTACTTGAAATACGAAAGGGTGTTTTTTTATGACTATCAGACATGATCGTTCTTATCTGCCAGCCGATATTGATTGGCTGATTGAAAATGGATATGCCGAAGAGGATCTTCATAGCCTGCGTTTTCAGATCAGCGTTGCCGATATGAGCGTTGAAGCTGCTAATGCTTTTATGCACGGCGTTATGGACGCTATTGCAAAGGAATATGTTTGTTTCCAGTATGATAAGGAGCTGGAAAAGAGACTCAGCTTTGGCAGTACCGATTGGGACTTGTTCTTTTGGTGTAACTCCCTCTATATGACGCATCGTATCCATTCTGATGACGATAGAGACTATACCTACTTTACGCTTACATTCAACAAGTGCCATACACCGAAGAAGCGGGTTGAGATTTGCAGTGCTGTTCTTTCTCTGATGGTAAAGCGCTTTATGGATTGTGACGCACTGGATGTTGCAGTCCAGTTTACTGTTGCGTGGAATAACGACAAGCTGGAATCCGATGCAAAGGTCATCGCAGAAAAGCTTGATGGAAAGCGGATGACCTATAAAGGGTTCGATGGACGGATTGTGCAGCGAGGCGGAAAGGTGTACTTCATGAAGAAGTATGCGAAAAACATCGGGTATCTGATTCCTACGGTTGATTTGGTTCGATTTGCAAAAAAAGATGGAGGTCTGAAATGAGATATTTTAGTACGCAGCGTCCGCTTACCCCTGGTGCTTTTCCGAAGCCATCTGATAACAAGGTGGTTACTGTTGAAAATTTTGACACATATGATGGACGGATGTTTTGTCCTGCGGTCGGTCGGCTGGCGTATGGGTATATTGATTATGAAAATCCTCTGACAGCAGAACAGGCATCTGATTATGAGCTGATTCCGCAGAAGTTCCCGCAGTATGTTAAAACATACGATGGGTATATCGGCGTTCTGGTTAGCTTGGACTACGGCGAATTTCCAGTCTATCGTTTTCCAGGCGGCGAGCGGGTTGCAGATCAGTATGAGATTGAGACTGGCAGCAATGCCCGCTCCGATCTCAAATGAAAACATAGGAGGTACGAACATTGGCTGTACTGTGTTTTGTTTTTCTGGTAGTCAAGCTGACTTATGATGGTTGTAAAACGGCGTATGCAAAATGGTACGCGGAAAACTGTAATCCGTACCGTGCATATCGTCAGGCAGTGAATAAGAACAGATGATGGAGGTTATGTATGAGCTTACTTGATAAGTTTAACAGTATTGAGGTAAAGGCGGACGCTCGTATTTCGGAGCATGATCGTGAATTTTGTATGGCTTATCACGAGGCTTATGTCAAAGGTCGTGCAGCATTGAAGTCTTTGCGGCAATCTGTCGAAGAATCTTTGAATGAGCAGCAGTCGATTATCTCTCGTGTTGTTCCTAAAGATGAGATGTATGACAGGTCGTTTTTCCTTGGGGATAGCGTACACGCTCATGATATTACGAACAACTTGCGTAATTCGCACCGTGTTCTTATTAGCGCCCTTGTTTCCTACTTCGAGAGAACATATAAGGTTTCGTTGGAAACGGACAAAATTGAAGAAGTGCTTCTTCCGAAAGAGCCAGATCGCTATTCGTCGTATAACAGCGCTGAATACAAAGAATATTATGGTGCGGTAGAAAACACGGAGTTGAAGTACGAAGATATTCTCGATCAGATTTTCATTCAGCTTGGCGGCTTCTCGTTTCAGGAAAAGGCGCTGAACGAGTTGAAGCAGAAAGCTCATGATGCCGCTTGGAACAGGTATTACGGGAATAAGTGTTATGAGCAGAAAAAGGCGGTCATTTCCTTTTCTCACTATGCTTGCAGCTTTGATAGCTGGCACGAAGAGTATTACCACGGTGAACATGAGATTCAGCTTACCGATGGAATGAAAAATATTATTCGCGCTCTGGCGTATTTTGAGTGTGGCGATACCAGCAACATTCCTTGGACTCTTAATACCTTGCTTGGATATAATTGGACAACCTATAACACGGAAATGCAGCTTGGCTTGGAGAAGCTGAAGAGTGTCAAATGTTTCAAAAACGGTCGCGTGGATATTCGCTTTACCAGTGAGGCATTCGCCCGTGAGTTTGCAGAAACATTTCTTGGAAACGAACTTTAATGGAGGTATATTATGACGAAACAAGAACGGCTTATCGTATCGGCTTATACTGGCGTATTGATGTGTGACTTTTCGGAGTTTCAGACTTATGTGGAGCAGCTTTTACAGCGACCGGTTTTCACACATGAACTTGCGATGGACGATGTATGGAGGGAAATCAAGGAAAAATCCAAACCGGCGTTTATGGCGCTATGTCAGGACGATTAGGAGGTATATATGGGAAAGTGTATTACAAGCTGTGAGAAGAACAAGGCTCTTTGCTGTACGGATGATTGTTTTCTTCGTGTTGCAGAGGGTAGCCGTCTGCGAGATTTGAAGTATAACAACATTTCGCGTTTCTGTAATGGATTGTCCGTTTATGATGGCGAAAAAGAGGTTGCCTGCGGTTTTATCGGAGAGGTTCTTCGTTCTGTTGTATCTTTGGCAGATCGCGAGATTGAGAGCTGCAATACATTTTTTGATGTGTTTGTGATTCGCCTTAAAAAGAAGTAAGCAAATCAATATATCAGTGGGTAGTTATAGTGTATTGGAGGTGTAGCATGAAATACAAATATTTAGGTCAGTCGATTCCACAAGATAGTCGCCGCGAATTAAATGATAAGATTATTTATCTTGTAGATAACGATTTGGCTGAGTCTTCTGGTATCACCTGCGAGGATATCTATAACGCTTACACTGGTGATGGCGGATTGCATGGTCTGCGCTATTCTGATTATAGCAGTTATTCCGAATACTCCAGCGCAAAGAAAGAAATTGAAAATGGGCAATTTTTCACACCGGATAGCGTGTGCAAATTTATCATGGATTGTCTATCGTTGGGCAATCAGGATGTTTTTGCAGATCTGACATGTGGAATGGGCAATTTTTTCAATTATGCACCAATGGAAGCAAACGCTTATGGTTGCGAATTGGATGCGAAAGCTTATAAGGTTGCGCATTATCTATATCCAAAAGCAAATTTGACCTGTGGAGATATTCGCAGTTATGAGCCTGGTATCAAGCTGGACTATGTTGTTGGAAATCCACCTTTCAATCTTCGTTGGTGGGTGGATGGCGCACAGATTCTTTCTCAGCTTTACTATTGCCAGAAAGCTGCGGCTTTGCTGAAACCTATGGGCATTATGGCGCTCGTTGTCCCGAAGTCATTTCTGGCGGATGACTTTAGTGACAGCGGATTGATTAAGGAGATGGAAAAGCATTTCAGTTTTCTTGGTCAGTTTATGCTTCGTGCAGATACTTTCGCATCAATGGGTGTTGCCGATTACGAAACAAAGGTGCAGTTTTGGCAGCGTAATAGTGATATGGATGGATGGACGCAGAAGCCGTATTCCACAAAGATGACTTTGCAAGTGGATAGCATGAACGCAGCTATGGTCAGAAAGGTTCGCGAACAGATCGTAGCAGATGCTCAGGCAGTATTCGTAAAAAATCGCTCTCACATTTTACTGGAACTCGCAAGAGATCACGATTCATCTGCTGAGTTTTTGTACAAGGTGAAAAAATACCTATACACAATTAAAACGCATCCAAATCTAAAAGAAAAATACACGAAATGCTGTGAATATCTTAACCGTTACTATACGGAGAAGCAGCCAGAAAGTATGTCTTATGATGAGTGGTGTCGTGTTCGTCTAACAGAAGCAAAAGTGCTGGCCTATTTGCGGAATGTCGTAAAGCATCAGCACCCCGCTCGGTATGAGGACAAGATTTGCCTTGTGAAACGAGACTATGATCTTGTGTATAAGGCATATAGCCCTAAAATGGCGCGTCAATTATCGGATGAGATGAAAAAGCCTACTCCGATTTATGATATTGCTATCAGTGAAGAAGATACTGAGCAGTATGGGCGTTATGCTCGGCTTATGCGCCGCAAGCAGCATGAATACAGTGTTGAACAGCAAAAGTTTTCTGAAATGATTGAGGATGCCGACATTAAGTCGTGGTTGGATGGTTTTGTTCTGCATGATGAAGAAAATGAGGAAGATATTATGCTGAACGATTTGCAAAAGCACGACATCAATCTTGTACTGCAAAAGCGGTATGCTCTTTTGCAGTGGGAACAGGGTTGCGGCAAGACACTTGCCGGCATTGCCATTGGTCAGTACCGAACGGAGCGACAAAATGCGTTTTGCACATTTGTTGTCTCTTCCGCAATCTCAATCAAGAACACATGGGATGTCATGCTCCCTAATTTTGGAATCAGATATATCATGGTGAACAAGCTTGCTGATCTTGATAAGGTACAGCGTGGAGATTTTGTCCTCATCACACTGAACAAGCTTGGCAAATATCGTAAACAAGTAAAGCGCTGGGTAAGGATTCATAATCAAAATATTGCACTCTGCTTTGATGAGAGCGACGAGATGACGAATCCATCCAGTTTGCGCACGAAGTCTGTGCTGGATTGTTTTCGTCGCTGCCGTTTCAAGCTGGAGATGACTGGTACAAGTACGCGGAATAATATCAGTGAGTTTGCGCCGCAGTTGGAATTGGCCTACAACAATTCGTTCAACATGATTTCTTGGTGCGATACGATTTATCATTATGACCGAGCCAGTAAGAAAGACGGTGTTGAAGAAGGGCTTCATGTGTACGGGAATCCGTATTATGGACAGCCTATCCCCGCATATCACAAGGGGTATAACCTTTTTGCGGATTCTCACCTTCCGGAGAAGATTACGGTCTTTGGTGTTGGACAGAGAACGCAAGATATTTATAATGCGGACGAATTGGATAACATTCTTTCCAGATTTGTGATTACACGGACGCTGGAAGAAATCTCTGGCAGAGATATCAAGCGTATTCATCAAGTTCCTGTTCGTTTTACGGAAAGCGAACGTGCAGTTTACACCAAAGCGATTGAAGAATTTCATGTTATGCGTGGCAATTATTTCGCTTCGACCGGAAATTCTCGTAAGGATTCCATGATGCGGCTTATTCAGCAAATTACGCTATTGCTTAGAATCAGTGCAGCCCCTAATACAATTCGTGAGTACGACGGCGGTTTGCCGACGAAAATTGCAAAGGTGATTGAGATGCTGCAGAGCATGAGCGGAGAAATCGTGGCTATCGGTGTACGGCACAAGGTTGTTGTTGATGCCTATGCAAAGGCAATTCGAGAGATTATGCCAGACAGACCTTTGTTTGTTGTTACTGGATCTACAACCACGCTTGCAAAGCGTAGAGCGTTGCGCAAGACATTAAAAGAAAGCAAGAATGGAATCCTACTTTGTACACAGCAAAGCTTGCCGAGTTCTGTAAGCTTTGAATATGTGGATAAGGTAATAATTCCTGAGCTGCACTACAACAATTCTCGGATGAGCCAGTTTTATATGCGCTTTATTCGTTTTACTTCTGAGCAGATGAAGGATATTTATTTTGTTACCTATCTTGGTAGTATTGAGTCAAACCAGATGCAAATGGTACTCGCTAAGGAAAAGATCAATATGTTCATGCGCGGAAAAGACACCGACTTGGATGAAATCTATAATCGGTTCGGTGTGGACTACAATCTCCTGTCTGCTCTGATGTCGCGCGAGATGGATGAGAATGGGAAATTCCATATCCGATGGGGCGAACAAGAAATTGCATGATGCGGTAAGCAAGTACAATATCTTGTGGGTAGATATATTGGAGGACACAAAAAGTCTTTTATCTTAGTAAAGGAATTAGCAAATCAATATCGGAGGTGTCATATGGGCTACTCTTTCATCCATCGCGGAGGACATATTGAGGTTGTTGACGCTATGGGACGGTTCATTTTGTCGGCAGATACAATAGCTGAAGCGCATAAGGAATTGGCAAAAGAGCTGGAAGCGTCAAGAAAGATCGAATAAAAAAACCTCCCCAAATGGGGAGGCGGAAAGAGAACATATATGGAAGAGACTTTCGTAAGAATGTGTAAAGTAAATGGTGTAACTCAGCGGATGAGGGATATCTGGACGGTTTCTGTGAGAGATGGAAAATATGTGATATCAGCTAACGGACAACCGATTTGTCATGGCGCTGTTCAACTCGGACAGACATGCGAAGCTATTCTCCGTGAGTGCTGCGGTGGAGTCTTCAGCAGGGTTAGTTAGCAATTCTCTTCTGGAGATATACACGGCGCATGTCGTTTTCCCAGGCGTTTTTTCGGTGATATCTTGTCCATTTCACATATTCAGACCAGCGGTGTTCTGACGCTTCTTTGGATAGGCCAAATACACGCTTGATATCTGACGGAGATTCAATGCCAAGTGTTTCATATAGCGGCATAGGGCAAAGTAGTGTGGCTGCAAATTGATCTGCTTCAGCCTCAAATTCCGGAGCGGTTAGATTATTAAAGCCGTTTTCTGCGAGCATTGGCTCTGCAACGAGTGGGAGGTGTTTTAGTATGACATGCCCAAGCTCATGTGCTTTTGTCCATAATCTTCTTCCATCGACATTGTTATCAGCACAATCTTCATTCCACAGGATGAGATAACGGTCATTCGCAATGTCATAGTGCGTACATCCAGACTTGCTTTCACACAGAATGATTACATCCCGAACGGTACACTGGTTGATTGAAGCAAATTCCTGATAGGTCAGCGCTCTACAGTTTGGTAACTGTGCAAGGATATCACAGGTGCAAATCGGGAATGAAATGCTGTCCATCCCCCTATACACTTGCAATACTTGATTGTATATGTAAGGATATCTAATCACGGATATATACCTCCAGTGGGATGTAGTATATCATATTCGGTGTCCAATAAAGCGGACTAATTCTCGTCCTTAAAGGCATATTCAAAACCCAGACGGATCATCTTCATCATTTTTTCACGATCTTGTGCTGACATTTTTGATTTTGCTCGCTGCAAGGATACAAAATCATCGTCTGATAGCAGTTCTTCCGCAGATGACGGAATGTCTGATAGCCCAATTAAGTAATCAGACGAAACGCCAAAGTATTTTGCGATGATCTTAACTTTATCAATAGATGGTGAAGTGTTTGTTTTCCATTTGCGGATTAAGGATGTCCCGATTCCGAGATCTTCTTCCAATTTTGCCATAGTGATCCCGCGCTCAGCGCAAAGCTCCTTTATTCTAAGATACAAAATTGATTCCATATGGTTGTCCTCCAATGCAGATAATATTTTCACGCTTTTCTATTGACAGCGATAAGATATTCTGCTATACTGCGTAGTGTCGATAAGATATTATCGCTATGGTTGAAATTATAGACCATATTTTCACGGTTGTCAACATGATAATCAATATTGGAGGGTGTGTATCAGGATGAATGTATTAAACGGTTCAGAGCAGTATAAGATGAGAGCAGAGGATTTTGGTATGGAAAGCGCACAGCCCGATAAGATTGTTCTTCCGTACTTTGGGGTATTATGGGGAGATTTTCTTTTGGACATCATGAACGCCGTATGTCGAAGAATGGCATTCCCTCATGACGCATTATATGAGCAGATTGTAAAACAAGTTTCTGCTGGGTTCTCTTTTAATGTTCAGCCGGCGCAAATTCGCATCATTGCTTATGTTGATGTATTCCCGTTTGATGGAACGACATTTCGTGATCGTGTTTTTGTTCAGGCCAGCAATGATGAGATTGCTGCTGTATTGGACAGGTTTTTTCAATGTGGTTGTTGTGGATTAGACGATGACTATTCTACATATTATCACGAGAAATATATGGCGTGGCGCGAAGCAAAAAAAAATAAAACTTATTTAGCAATTTCCTATTGACAAACGGCTTCCGCTGCGCTATACTATCACTTGTAAGGAACAAGTTAAACAACTTATAATTTGAATAGGAGGGTGGCGCGTGGATAACAGTAGTTACCGTAGCCAGTATATTGCCTCTGATACTGCAAAAGTGTCTGAACGATCCGCAAATGCGGTAAGTGCATTTTGGAGGCGTGTCGCAAAGGCAGAGGGTGAAATCGGAAAGAATCTGGAAGACGGGTATTCAAAAGCAGAGTACATCGAACTGATCTCAAAGTTGAATATCACAAGCCCCAATGTCCTGCTTCCTACAAAAAGCCGAATCGGAAAGTATTTGAAGTGGCTACAAGAAAAGGGCGTTCTTGAAAAAGAGTATGTCGATAATCTTTATGCCATTCGATATAACGCGATTAACGCGAACCATGTTTACGACAGCAAGTATTTTAAGGATTTTGAGTCATTGCAATCTGCAATTGAATCTACCTTGTGGGCTGCTGAGAAAGTTGATGATAGCGTTTTTGCTCTTCAAATCTCCGCCATTTACTTTGCGTGGCTTGGTTTACGCCTCGAAGATGCACTTCAAGTCAAGAAAGATGATATTAAAGACGATTGTGTAAAATTCAGAGATCGAACAATCGTTCCGAATAGCACGATTATGGCGTATCTTTGCGATTATCGTGACGCGGTTGATTACGAATCTCAGGCAAAGGGTGTCATTCGTTTGAAGTATACAACGTCCGAATGGCTGTTCCGCACTGCCCGCTCGACACATGTAGATGTGCCTAAAGTAATGAGAATCTTCATTCGCAATTTCGGTCTGGCTGGCAATGAAGAGGCAAACATCTTTAATTACGATAAGGTGTATTGGTCTGGCATATTCAGCCGTGCGCATGAGTATGAACAGGAAAACGGTGGAATTGAGGCTGGTAACATCCCGTTTCTTGAAGAGCTGTTTAATGAAAAATATCCATCTGTTTCTGTAGCGCACAAGCGTTTGCACGAATATCAAGGTTTCAAGCAGCATTTCTTTTCTGATAGCACCTCCAACGAGGAAGCTTAAAAGGCGAAAAGCCTTTTAGGTTTTACATAGGAATTAGCTAAACAAGATATGTCCGAATAGTTTCCGGTGAAACGCAGTTGAGAGCAGGTTCAACTCCTGAGCGGATACAAAGCTAATCTTATGAATGAGAGAGGGGTGATGCGATTGGTTGGGTGTCAGTATTGCAAGAAAGCTCGTGCTTTCTGGGCTTACGATAGCCACGGAAGTCCTCACGGAAGCTATCAGAACGCACATATTGAGGTTGGAACGAATATCTTCCATGATACCGCTGGACGGCAAATGCGTATTCGTTACTGTCCTATGTGCGGAAGATCTCTGCTGGATACCTCAGATGCGGGGGGGGGTAACACAAGTGTTGTTTCCATTTTTGCAGCCCCGAAATCGCCTCGCCGTATCCTAACTTAATTTAAGGAGTGTATGAAATGGCTAACAAGCGAAACGACAGCGGTTACTTCTGGGTTGATAAGGCTTTGACCTGTAATGGCTGTAAGTTCCTCAACTTTTACAAGTGCGGTTGCAGACGCAATCAAGAGCCTGGAAAGGTTCGTCCGCTTTCGTCCTATACCAATGGCGATGATTATGTCGCGGTTCTCAAGCCTACGGACTGTGATTATCAGAAGGATCATAAGCCGCAGGCTAAGGATGATAAGGAGAACGAGTAATGCCCATATTTGTTCTTCTCGTGTTTGTGGGCGCACCTCTTTTGTGGCTGCTACTATCCTTTGGGTTTATCCCTATCGGTAAGCTATCCAATAGACTTTTGAAGGATGCTTCCGATGCGATGTCAAAGGATGAAAAAGATGAAAAAATTGAAGATAAGGAAGAAAAATAACCTATGAGAAAGAATGGCTTCGTTGGTGCTATCGTTTTGGCGATCATCATTTTTGGTGGCGTGATTCTCGGCTTTAGCTGCACATCGCGCGTCCCTACTGGTTATGTTGGCGTTGTGTACAACATGAACGGCGGTGTTGATGGTGAGGTTCTGAGTCAGGGCTGGCATCTTGTAGCGCCTACAAAGAAAGTGACTACCTATTCTATCGGTTTGGAGCAGTCCTACCTTACAAGCGAGGAAAAGGGCGACTCTCCGAACGATGAGAGCTTTTCTATTCCGACGTCCGATGGTAAGACTGTTCGCGTAAATCTTGAGTTCTCTTACAGATTTGACGAAGCGCGTGTTGCTGAAACATTTACGACTTTCAAGGGTAAGTCTGGCGAGCAGATCAAGGATACATTTATCAAGCCTAAGATTATTGCTTGGACGCAGGAAGTCTCCGCCAATTACCCCGTCACGGATATCTTCGGTGACAAGCGCACGGAGATCAACGCCGAGTTGGACACCTATTTGCGTGATAAGTTCGATAAGTATGGCATCATCATTGACACGGTTAATTTCACCGATATCAGTGTGGATGACGAAACAGCGGCAGCTATCCAGAAAAAGGTTACTGCACAGCAGGAGCTTGAGCTTGCAAACATTGAAGCTCAGACTGCAAAGGTGCAGGCCGAAAAGGATCGTCAGGTTGCCGAAATCAATGCTGAGAAACAGATCATTGATGCAAATGCAAAGGCTGAGGTAACGCGCATTGAGGCAGAGGCAGAAGCTCAGGCAAACCGTGAGATTGCCGCATCCCTCACCCCGAATCTGATCGAGAAGATCAAGTATGAGCGTTGGAATGGTGAGCTTCCTACTGTATCTGGTTCCGGAGCAATCGTCAGCATTGACGGTGTTGACTGATCGGAGGATGTGAATGAAAAATAAGGTTCGTGATATCCTTGCGGATAAGAAAGTGAAGCTACAAGAATTGACTGCACAGGCAGAAGCAGCGGTTGATATTGTGACGAGAACAATTTCTGGTTTGGAGCTGGTCAACCAAGAAATTGATGACACGGTTGCAGAAATTGATAAGTATTCTGCTGAGCTTGCGTGTACGCGACAGGCGCTCAGCAAGAATCGCACACACAATACTGCACTCATTGCAAATTTTGCAAAACTTCTGGAAGTTCCGGAAACAGAAAGTCAGCCAGTAGCCTAATAGCTACTTGTAACGACGCAAACAGCAATTTTCTTACATATATTTGGGTTATATCGTACATGTGTCGTGTGAAATAAAACTTGGAGGAATAACATCGTGAAGCTGAAGTTCAATGTTGGTGATCGTGTTTTCGATAAGAAATATGGTCATGGTGTGGTTCAGAGAGTTGATGCTGGAAACAGCGAGTTCCCGTATCTTATCTTCTATGAAGATGGGACGAAGATCTGGTATAAGGCAAAGGGTGTAACTCTTGCCCCTGCGGAACAGCAGGATTAAGTAGGTTGAAAAGACGCAAACAGCAATCTCATAAAATCAAACTTGAAATTTGACAGATAAGCGTCTTGTGGTGCGATATGGAGTAGTGAGCGTTGGTCTTAAATAGTCGTAAGGAAATTGGGAATGCTGCACTGTCTATGGCAATAGCCTATTTCGGATCAAATGGCTATGTCGTGTCTGTTCCGTTGAATGATACGCAAGATTACGATTTGGTTGTAGATAAGGATGGCAAGTTACAAAAGGTTCAAGTTAAAGGAACAAATAGGCGTGGAACTGGTAACGCATACACAATCGGATTGAGAACTATAAGCGGGACTACAAGGCAAGCATATAAAACAGTTATAGATACAGATGTCGATTTATTATTCTGCTTATGTGGCGATGGTACGATGTATTTAATTCCAAAAGAAGATGTTGCAAACCGTTGTGAAATCAATTTATCAAAAGAAAAGAGCAAATATTCTAAAAAATTATCGCAGAGCTATGAACGATATGTTGTAACGATGTGAATATGGAGTAGTAAGCCTAATTGGTAAGATAGTCGCCTGCTAAGCGACGAGTAGCCACAAAAAGTGGTGTGCAGGTTCAAGTCCTGTCTACTCCGCCAACAAAAGCAAGTAGACAAAGAGAAAGTCTGTTCGCAATCGAAGCCGGCAATCATTGATTATTTTTTGTCCGCTTTCTTCACGGTAACTGCATGGCAGGAGTGCGAATACAAAACAGATTGGTTTCTGTTGTATGGGAGTGTGGCCTATACCTTGCTTGATATATGCTGATGTGATGGAACTGGCATACATGGGGGACTTAAAATCCCCCGCCGATTGTGGATTATGGGTTCGATTCCCATCATCAGCACCAGCCGTTGTGATGATCGGCTTTCATCTCCTTCTTTGTGTGACGGTGGGATAGACCACTACTGCCGTGTAAGTACGGCACAAATGAGAGCGTCTGGATGACAGCTTTAAGGTGTATTGAACGGCGAACACTTACAGCAATGTTCTTTAAGAAAACTGGAATTTTTCTGCTTACGGGTTCGATTCCCGCAGCTCTCAAAAGCCGTTAAATAATCTTCTCGAAATGGTGAGCAATCCATAATTTTTTCGGGAAGATGTAATAGGAAATGCAGAGGTAGCTCAGTCGGTAGAGCATCAGACAAAAAATGTGCTAAGCATTAGCACTAACAGCAATGTTAAAGGAATCCGAGTGTCGGAGGTTCGAGTCCTCCCCTCTGCGTCTATATTCGTGCGTAACATCTGCGAAAGTACACCGTGGATGCGATTGGTATATGTCAGTTCGATTCTGACCGCACGAGCCTATGCGGTGTCTCACTGAAATAAATGTGGTGTGAGTGAGTAAAATCAGGGCTGTTGAAGAACTTGTATCGTAGCGCTGCGGTGCATGGAGCGTCTGGCAGAAGTAGTTTTACAATACAGAGCTGTTCGAGTCAGCTTCACCGCCCCAAATGCCAGGGTAGCTCAACCGGTAGAGCGCGTAATAACGCGACTTGTTAAGCCGCTTGCAGCAAATTTCTTTTGGTCTGTTAAACCCGTGGTTGCAGGTTCGATTCCTGCCCCTGGCTCAACGTGAATGACTGCTTAAACCATTCTAAACCGACACGACAAAAGGGTAGAAATGGTGACAGCTCGGAGAGACGGGCATCTATATACGGCAGTGGTGAAGCGGTAACACAGCAGCCATACAAATGCGAAATGTGGATTTTCGCTAACAGCTATTTCATAATCCAAGCTGCCAATCGTAGGTTCGATTCCTACCTGCCGTTCCACGGGTGTAGAGTTGACTTTTCCGTTCAAACAGCCCCTTATAAAGTTGGTAGTAACGGTATGAGACGCATACAGCAATTTGCAAGTAAAGCATTTAGCCTAATAAGCGGATCTCTTTTGCGTCTCGCCCCTCCTTTAAGACACAAGCAGCATCGAATGTAAGAAAGTGTCTTGAAGGCTATTTCCAGTAGAAAGAAATTAGTTAAACAATTCAAGGAGGAAGAAAGTATGAATGGTTTTATGTCTGCTATGAAAAGCACTTTGAACGATGAGTTCAATGTTTCTGTTACCGAAAACGGTGCTGTTGGCTATCGTACTACTGGCAAGGAGCTGTTGGATCTCAACTTTGCCGTCGCATCTCTTCGTAAAGCGTCCCCGAACGATATTGCAAATCGTTTTGTCAGAGCGTTTTTTGAGGATAAGGTCACGGCGATGAAATGGCTGTTCTTTGCGCGTGATGTTCGCGGCGGTCTTGGTGAGCGTCGTTTATTCCGCATCGTGTTTCAGCGTATGGCTGAGGAAAATCCGGAATACATCATTCCGCTGCTTTCCCTTGTGCCTGAGTATGGACGCTATGATGACCTGTGGTGCTTGCTCGATACAAAGCTTGCGTCTAATGTGCTGAACATTATTGCACAGCAGCTCCGTGAGGATATCCAGAACTTGAACGATGGCAACAGCATTTCTCTTCTGGCAAAGTGGCTTCCATCTGCGAATGCTCATTCCGCTGACGCAAAGCGTTATGCCAAGCAGATTTACAAGTTTATGGGCATTTCTGAGCGCGACTACCGTAAGGTGCTGTCCAAGCTGCGTTCTAAGCTGGATATCGTGGAGAAGAAAATGTCCGAAAAGCGTTGGGATGAGATTGCATATGAAGCTGTTCCGTCTCGTGCAAATCTGATTTATAATTCCGCGTTTCTTCGTAACGACGAAGATCGCCGCCGCGATTTCCTGTCCCGTCTGGAAAAGGGTGAAACGAAAATCAATGTGTCTACGCTTTTCCCGCATGACATTGTTGCAAAGTATAGCGATGGTTGGCGCGGTCTGAAGCCTACGGATAAGACGCTTGAAGCTCTTTGGAACGCACTCCCCGATACCGTAAATGGATGCGGCAATACAATTGTTGTTGCGGATGGCAGCGGCAGTATGACCGTGAATGTCGGTGGCGGCAATGTTACCGCACTGGCTGTTGCAAATGCACTTGCGATTTATTTCGCAGAGCGTTCATCCGGTCAGTTCAAGGACAATTACATTACATTTTCTGAGCATCCTCAGCTCGTAGATTTGAGTAAGGGCAAGAATCTTCGTGAGAAAATTCAAATTGCGCTTAAACACAGCGAGGTAGCAAACACAAATATCGAAGCGGTGTTTGACCTTATCTTGACTACGGCAAAGAAAAACAACATGGAGCAGAACGACCTTCCCGCAAACATCCTTATTATCTCCGATATGGAGTTTGACTACTGCGCAACATCGAATGGCGGAAGCCGATATACTCGTGGTCGTGTTGATTCTCGTCTGTTTGACAAGATTGCGAAGCGCTATGCGGACGCTGGATATAAGCTGCCGAGACTTGTGTTTTGGAATGTGAATAGCCGCACAAATACCATTCCTATTAAGGAAAACGAGATGGGAGTTGCGCTTGTAAGCGGTTTTAGTCCGAACATCGCAAAGATGGTGATGAGTGGTCAAACCGATCCGTATGAGTGCCTGCTCGAAACGCTGAACTCTGATCGCTATAAGCCTATCGGTGACGCTCTGGAAAATCAGTAAAACTCCAACCCAAAAAGTAAGCAAACCACGAAATAAGTGGGTAGTTAAAGTAGGGCGGCGGACACCCGCCGCCCTATCATTATATCCGGAGGTTCGTTTATGGACTTGGTTACAAAGTATATTATGACGCATTCTGATGGTCGCAGCCACCCCATTTGCGGTTCTTCTATTGCTGCTGCATTTTGTGTGTCGAGCGTTGAAGTGAGACGGCTTGTAAATGCCGCTCGTACCAATGGTGATCCGATTTGTTCCAGTGGGCGCGGATACTATATTGCAAAGGACAAAGATGAAATTCAAAAAACGATTGAGTCTTTACAAGGTCGTATCGCTGGCATGAGTAACGCTGTGTCTGGACTGCAGCAGTATATGGAAGGAGCGTTATAATGCCAGATGTTGTTATGACGAATCATAGCGTGAAGCGAACAAAAGAAAGAATCGGGCTGAGCAAGAAAATTGCCGATAAAAATGCGCAGAGAGCGCTTGAATACGGTGTTACGCACTCTGAGGCAAAAGGTGGCTTATGTCGGTATCTTGATAAGCTGTATCTGTCGAATGGTAATGCAAATAATGTTCGCGTTTATCACAGATATGTATATCTCTTTCGTGGAAACACGCTTTTGACAATTATTCCATTACCAAACAAATTCTATGCTCTGGCAGACAAACTTCAAAAGCAGAAAGGCGAAATAGAATGAGAATTGTAAAAACACATACCGGAAAAATTTATGTTGATGAGGATAAGAAACTGGAATTTTTAACGGTTGGCGACTATGGCAAGGAAAACAATATTAAAGCAAGTTTTCTTGGTTTGAACAAAGAAATCAATGGTGTTCAACATCATACGGTTGACCTGGCGGATAAGTGGGTTGCTACTATCAGCACCCAGAAAGGTTGTCCGATGAATTGCCAGTTTTGTGATTGCCCGAAGTATGGATTTCACGGAAATGTATCTCGTGAGGAACTGGCTTATGAAATTGAGACAATTCTTGCAAACGAACGAGTAGCACATACTAATCGTTTCAATGTTCACTTTGCTCGCATGGGTGAGCCTACATTCAACGATGCCGTTCTTCCGTTTGCTGAATTTGATTTGAAGTCGCTGGTTAAGCGGTTCATTACGGCAGATACAATTCATCCTGTTGTTTCAACTATGCTTCCGAAAGCAAATGCCAATTTGAAGTCATTCATCATGGAATGGTGTCGCATCAAGAACAGTGTGTACAGTGGAGAAGCTGGTCTGCAATTTAGCATCAATTCGACGGATCAGGCGCAGCGTAATGAACAGTTTAACGGAAAGAGCTTATCCTTATCAGAAATTTCAAGTCTCGCATCTGAGCTTCCTATGCCTGTTGGCAGAAAATACACGCTGAATTTTGCGGTAACGGCTGACACGATTTTGGATGCGACGGAGCTTGGAAGGTTGTTCGATAAGGAAAAGTTTATCGTTAAAATTACGCCGATTCACCAGACAAACGCAGCCGTTAAGAATGGCTTTGATGTGACTACGGAATATACAGATTACGATGTTTACCGCAAGTTTGAAGATCCGCTTGTTGCTGCTGGATGGGATGTTATTGTGTTCGTGCCAAGCGAAGAAGAAGACAGTGACCGCATCACTTGCGGGAATGCCTTAATTTCAGATAAGTGAGGTGCGGTATGTACAAGCACTACGAAAATATTACGAGAGAAATTTTGGATACGATAAAGGTCGGAGATTTGGTCAGAGTAAATGACTGGATGAGTCCAATGCTTGTAAAAGCTGTATCTAAGAATTTCTTTGTGATGACCTGTAAGAAAGGCAAAGACACCTATTACTCTGTGTGTTCAAAACTGCCGTGGGACGGCATTCGTCACAACGCTATGGTCGGCGGCATGTTCCACTGTGGTTGCGACGATTGGATTTTCGGAACGCCGCTTGGAATTAGGAACGAAAACATCTACCAGTTTAATGATCCGGAGTTAAATAAGATGTACCTACAAGAGTTTGAGGATGGTAAAACGCACATTTCTGAACGAAATGGAGTTGCTATCTATGACTTGTATGTAGAGTGCTGTGATGACTAAGGAGGTTATGCAAGATGGTGGTAAGCCTACGCGATCTTGTAATGTCACATGAAAAGATTTATTCGCTGCTCTATTCTCCGTGTAGAATCGAGAGTGACCCGATTGAAAAGCAGATTGTAGAAATTAGTACGAAGTCTCTGCGTTGGTCGGATGATGGGACGATGTTTGTCTATGTTTGGGGTTGGCCTGGGCCGGACTTTAACAGATATTCTGCACAGACATATGGAAAAGGCTGGGCATTTACAAAACAAGAAATCATTGATGCCTGGGAGAACGAGAATAGGAAGTAGCAAATCAACTCCACGCATACTTCATTTCTTAAAATAATTCACAGAAAAACACAGAGTTTTTCGTTGCAAGCAAGTGCAACTAATGATTGGAGTGTAATTTGCCATGCCACTAAAAACACCTGAATCACAGCGAAGAATGGCTGAAATGCAGCACATGAGAGACTGTGGATTTACTTTGCAGCAAATCGGAGATCAATATGGAATAAGCCGAGAGCGAGTTCGTCAGATTGTAAATAACATTCACAAGAAAAAGCGTACTTGTGGTGTGAAAAATATCTGCTATCCAAATTTCAAAAAATGGGCGCTTGATAATGGGTATTCCACTTTAACAAAGCTTGCTAATGATATGGACATGTGTTCATCTCTTGTTAGAAGTCTTCTGATTAAGGGTGAACCCCCTACAAAGCGCTCCATTAGGAAGATAACTGAATTCACTGGTATGTCTGCGGATGAAGTATTTTATCTACCGGATGTTGCATCGTAAAGATTGGTAAGCAAATTGTTGTTACGATGGGTAGTTATAACGAAAGGGGTGTGTTTGCATGAATGGTCTTGGCGAGGCTGTGATGGTAACATGGGCTGAATATGGTCTAAAAATCGAAAATACGAGCGAAACAACAGAAGCGCTTGTGATTTATATTTCTGTTCCAGAGCATAGCTACAAAAGAAATGCCAGAGGTTCTGAAATGGCTGCTATGAATCTTGCAAAACGATTTAAGACCGTAATGACGGAGATGGGTATTAAGCGTTTGACCGTCAAAGCTCGTGTTCGTGCCGGTGAATACTGGACAAAAGAAATGGCTGACAGCGCCAATATCGAGATGCGAAAAAACATCTTTGGAAGTCAATATTAAGGAGGGTGTAATAGGTGATTAAGAAGATTGATAGGAAAAATCGTTTTGTAGCAATGTTTAATCCTACGACTGGTTTTTATGCTCGTAGCGGTGTGATTGATGAAAATGGACATGACACCGGCGTAGATCCGTTTATGACGGCATTCCCAGAACTGATTGATGTCGGTGTGATGGGACATTGTGTCCACGGTGCAAGTGGTCTTTGCTTTAAGTCTGGCGTTCAGTGTTATCAGAACGGCTTAAAAACCAAAGAGCCAAATATGACGCTTGAAAATTTCAAACGCATTGTTGACGAATGTAAGGGGAAAACATTTCAGCTTGCGCTTGGTGGTCGTGGCGATGTTGACCAGCACGAAAATTTTGCTGAGATTTTGCAGTATTGTAGGGAGAACAATATTGTGCCGAATTTCACTTCTTCGGGACTTGGTTTTACAGATGAGATTGTAGATCTGTGTAAAAGATATTGTGGTGCAGTAGCAATCTCCTGGTATCGTCAGAAGCATACATACCGTGCGATTCAGATGCTTTTGGATGCTGGCGTAAAAACGAACATTCATTATGTTCTTGGAAACAATTCTATTGAAGAAGCGATTATGCGGCTGAAAAACAATGGCTTTCCTGCTGGCATTAACGCAGTGATTTTTCTTCTTCACAAACCCGTTGGACTTGGAAGTGAAGCGAATGTTCTGCAAATGAATAACCCGCTCGTAAAGCAGTTCTTTGATACCGTAGATACGCAGAAATTCAGTTTCAAAATTGGATTTGATTCCTGCTCTATTCCAGCCGTTTTGAATCTGACTCACAATATCGACCACGATAGCATTGATACTTGCGAGGGTAGTAGGTGGAGCATGTATATCACAAGTGATATGAAAGCTCTACCTTGTAGCTTCGATAATCAAGAGCTGCGCTGGGCTTTTGATATTAGCAATGCCAGTATCGAAGATGCTTGGAATAGTCCACAGTTTGAAAGTTTCAGAAGCCATTTCAGAAATTCTTGCCCGAATTGTCAGTGTCAGCATTCTTGCATGGGTGGTTGCCCGATTCGTCCGCAAGTAGTCCTGTGTGATAAGGCGGAAAAGGAGCTGTATTAAATGAGAGATCCAAAGCGAATCCGAAAATTCTGCAATGAGCTTGCAGATTTATGAGAGGTCGAATGTCCAGATTTGAGATTTGGTCAAATAATGGCTTATGTTTCAAGTAAATACGGAGACTCATTTTATACAGAAGATGAAGAGCTGATGAATCAGTTAAAAAATTATTTGAACGAGGTGCAGTATGAAAAATAAAACTACATGGATTATCGTGGGCATTGTTCTTGCCGTTATCCTTCTGATTGTTGGTATCTTTGCTGGTGCAAACAACAAAGCTGTATTTTTGGAAGAGCAGATTAACGGCGCTCAGGCCAATATCAATGTTGCTGAAAAGCGTCGTGTTGATTTGGTTTATAACCTTGTGGATGCGGTACAGGCATATCAGGATTATGAGGGTAAAACGCTTGAGGCTATCACCGCTGCCAGATCCAGCGTAAGCAATGGTGATATTGATGAGGCGAAAGTATCTATCAATGCTGTGGCAGAAGCGTATCCGGAGTTGAAAGCGAACGAAAACTATCGGCAGCTTATGAATGAGCTTGCTATGACGGAAAACCAGATCGCACAGTATCGCAATAATTATAATGAGCAGGTTCGAGCATATAACAAGATAATCCGGTCGTTCCCAAACAATGTCATCCTGAGCATTCTTGGATATGAGCGAATTGAAACGACCTATACTGACTATGGTGCGCCAGTCGATGCACCGCAGAATCTCTTTGACAATGGTAATTAAAAAACGAGAGCTGCTTTTCAGCGTAATTATTGTCTGTGTCTTACTTTGCCTTGGTTTATTTATAAGCGGAAAGATTTCGTATGGAGCGGCACAAACGGCGGAGAAGTATGCCACTGCTACGATTATTGAGGATCATTCGCAATTCCGATATGGTATGGATACTAACTTCGGCAATGTATTACTATATGGAGAGCTGAGAACGGATTCACCTGTAACTTTCGATGAGATTGGAAATGGCTATATTTACATCGAAAAGGTTCGTGAAGATTATACAAGACATACCAGAACCGTTACAAAGAAAGATAGCAATGGCAATACATACACAGAAACAGAGGTTTACTATTCGTGGGACTATGTTTCCAGTGAACATCTTGCTACGGATACGATTGTGTTTTTGGATGAGCCGTTTTCATATGGCACAATCTCTTTGCCGGTGCGACGTCTGAGCTTGGCTGACGCAGGTGTTGAAAAGCAACGATGGAACTATATCTATAAGAACAGTGACACAAGGTATTACTACAATGTAACGGATGTATCTCTTGTCGGGACTGTCTTTGCTACATTGAGTGATGGGACAATAAAGAATGCTTCTTCTTTATACGAAAACGATACTCCAACGGAAGTGATTGAATCCGTACAACAGTCGGAAACGCTTTATTTGATTTTCTTCTGGCTGGCTTGGGTGGTTTTTATGGCCGGCTGTGTTTATGGATTTTTGTATTTAGAAAATCGTTGGCTCGATTGAATATCGGGAGTGTAAGGACATGAACCTATATGCTGTTTTTGCGGATTGCAGAAAGGACAACGAACATAGATATCCGTATTATGTTCGCGCAAATTCCATTCGTGAGGCTCGAACAAAATTTCAAGACAAAATATCATGGCTTACGATATTAAAAATTGAGCCTGTAACGGATAAAGAGCTGTGTCATAGGATTTTCAGCAATCCATTGGGATATATTTTCTTTTGATTTGTTTTGGAGGGGCAAAATGATTATTGAGGACAAGCGATACGAGATTGATGAAGTTTTTCATATGATCGGGGAAGAATATTTATCTCTTGATACAGATAAAGGGAAGAAAAATTCTGATATCGTAGTGGATGGGTTTCGTGTTCATCCGATTTCGCTCCGTTATATGACTTTCTATCAGAAAGGTACTGCATGTGCGTATTGCGGAAAAGTCGGAACGCACTTCAAACTTTGTGGCGATCCAGATTCGCAGCGTAGACATTTCAATTTGTTCGCAGATGATGGTTCTTTGATTACTAAGGATCATATTATTCCTAAAAGCAAAGGCGGAAAAGACTGTGTTTCTAACATGCAGCCGATGTGCAAAGCGTGTAATACAGAGAAGGGTAATTATCATCCTGAAATTAAAGTTGATTACATCGCAGCATTAAATCAGAGAACGGGTAACACTTCCCTTTTTAGAACAATTAACAAAGCGGCATATCATGTTATTTCGGCGCATTTGCGTCCACCCAAGAAAGACAAGGATCTTATCATTAACACCTCGATCAATGCGGTACTTGCAATTCAGAATGCCATCAAAACTGGCTGTTCGTATTGCGGATACACATGGTCGATTGAGCAGCGATAAGGAGCTTGTTAAATAATATCAAGGAGTGAAAATATGAAAGTTAGACGCGATTTTGTAACAAACAGTAGCTCCAGCAGTTTTATTATCGCTTTTGCGGATAAGGCTGATGGTCTACAACAGATTGACGATCTCAGACACAGATACGGCTCTGATTATGTCGATCAGCTCTTGAAGGATTTCTCAAACAGCGAACCGATCTCTCATGACAAAATCAGAGAGCGCTTTGAGGATGAGTTTGAGTGTGAGGCAGGTTACATTCTCAGTTATGGCAATGATGGTTGGTGGTCTGATGATAAACCGACCTTTAGAAAAAAGTGGGAGGAAGCTCATCCTGGCGCAACTGGTGCTGACTTCTATAATTCTCCGGAGCGGAAAGCTGCTATCAAAGAGTATGTAGAAAATGCTTTCAAGAAGTTGTTTAACGACATTGGTTCTGCTCCATATCTGGTTGAGCTTGAATATGAAGACCATACGGATATTGGCAGTGCGTTAGAACACGATATTCTTCCAAACTGTGATTTTACGGTACGTGGTTTTAGCCATCATTAAAAGGAGGACACGATTTGAAATTTCGCAAAGATTTTGTGACCAATTCCAGTAGCTCCAGCTATACATGTGATATTTGTGGCACAACGGAATCTGGTTGGGATATTAGTTTGGAAGAGGCCGGCATGGTTGAATGCGTAAATGGACATACAATCTGCAATGATGAGCTGCTTGAGATTCCGCGCAAAGAGCTGATTAAAAAGATCTTGGAATCTGGTTACGAGAATGAAAGTGAAGAAGAGCTGAATAGTCAGCATGACAATGATTCACTTCTCGATATCTTCTGGGATCAGGCAGACAATCGTTATGCTGCTCCGGAAGAGTTTTGTCCGATTTGCCAGTTTATCGAGTATTCGCAGCACGATCTTGGAAAGTATCTCGAAAAAGAGTACAAGGTTTCCCGCAGTGATGTATTTGCAAAGGTAAAAGCAGTGAATAAGCGACGCAAGAAGCTATACGACAGCGAATATGTGACAGAGGTGTGTAAACAGTTTGATCTTAACCCTGTCGATGTCGTGGCTGGCCTAAAGAAGAGATTTGTTACCTACCGTGCCTTTAGTGACTATATCCGGAGGTAATTGAAATGAAAATTAGAGAAGACTTTGTAACGAACAGCAGCAGTTCAAGCTACATCATTGCATATAAAGCATTCCCAAATCTTGATGATAAACTTCTTCAGGAATTCCCGATTCTAAAAGGATTTGATGCCATTTTAGAAAGAGTCCTTCTTTCCGCTGATGACTATGGCGATACAACAGAGGGCGAATGTATTAGGAGCGTAGAAGAGCTGGATAAGCATTTTGTAGATTGCTACGGATATGCGGATCTAAATACACTTCAGCGAATTTTGGACGATGACCACTATCTCAAAGAGCATTATGAAAAATGCGCACAATTCTTGAAGAATGGCTATAACATCGTTTTTAAGCAGGTCGATTATAGTGATACGACATTTGATGCCATTGTTCGTAGCCTATCCAGCATCGTTGTTACAACTACGCCAGATCAGTCGGACAAAGTTCCTATCGTTCAAATCATTGATAGTGAGTAATTGGAGGTGAATCAATGTACGCAGCATATGTAACTCGTATTAAGAATCTGCGCAAGCATACGAACGCGGATCGACTTCTCTGCGGCGAATGTTTTGGCAATACGGTAATTGTTGGTTTGGATACAAAGCCAGAAGAGCTTGGCGTTTATTTCCCTGTGGATGGCAAGCTTGGTACTGAGTATGCGGTGAAGAACGACCTGCTTCGTCGTAAGGATGAAAACGGTAAGCCGGCTGGCGGTTATCTCGATCCTGAAAAGCGCAATATTAAGGCGTTGAAGCTTCGTGGCGAAAAGAGCGACGGTTTGTTTATGCCATTGTCCAGTCTGAATGGGTTCACAGATATTGCAAAGCTCCGCGATGGCGATGTAATCACCATTTTGAATGGTGTTACAATTTGTGAGAAATATATTCCCCGTCGTAAGAATAGTACCGTTGTGGTTGGGGGGGGTAGGACTCGTAAGCATCACGATCCTATTGCCCCGCTCTTTGCGGAACATACTGACACGGAGCAGCTTGCTTATAACCTTGGTGCATTCCACGCAGGCGATCTTGTTGAGATTACTTTGAAAATGCACGGTACATCTCAGCGAACCGGATATCTGCCGACGCTTAAAGGATATAAGAAGTCATTGTTTGATAAAATCCTACATCGCATTGGCTCTCCGATTTATAGTTGGGGATATGTAACCGGTACTCGTCGTGTCGTTCTGGATGATTTTGACGGCGGCTTTTATGGCAGCAATGCTTTCCGCGAACAGCATAGCAAGGTTTTTGAGGGCAAGCTTCATAAGGGTGAAACTGTATACTACGAGGTTGTTGGCTTTACGCAAGACAAGCAGCCTATTATGGCATCTTGTGACAATAAAAAAGTCGGCGATAAGGAATTTGTTAAACAATACGGCGAAAAGACGGTGTTTAGCTATGGCTGTTATCCAGACGGAGTAAAGGAAGTAACAAATCCGAAAATTTCACGCGCAACGGTAATGATTGGCGATGCCTCTTTCACAGCAAACGAGATCACGGAATATGAACCTGCTCCGCAGTCTGATTTCTATGTATATCGAATGACAATGACGAATGAAGATGGCGATGTTGTTGAGTACACACCGGACTTTATGCGTTATCGTTGTGAGCAGATGGGCGTTAAGTGCGTTCCGCTATTCGCTCGATTTATTATTCCTGATTATATTCAGCTTCCTGATGATGTCGGATCTCCAACGGCTGTCAACGCTGGCGAATATGTCAAGGAAATTGCCGAAAACTTCTATGATGGTGCAGATCCGATCGGTAAGTCGCATGTACGAGAGGGCGTTGTTTGCCGCATCGTAAACCGTCCGAAGTTCACAGCATATAAGCACAAGAATTTTGCATTCAAAGTGCTTGAGGGAATTGTAAAAGATGTAGCGTATGCTCCTGACATGGAAGAAGCGCAGGATGAGGAAAGCGTCGCATAACAGCATCCCGCGTATTAACTATCAATGCCGAGCAGTGTGTTTGGATATTTACGAACCAGTAGTTCCATCGCACTGTCGGCATATTGTAAGAGATTGTATTTTGAAAGAGAGGTGCTGTGATGAGTGATAAAGAAAAGGTTATGAAACGGCTTTCTGAACACCTCGAAGCAGTAAAAGGCAAACACCCAGAATGGGTTGGTATTTTTCTTCAAGGTTCTCAAAACTACAACTTAGACTATGAGGGCAGCGATGTTGATTCCAAGCTGATTGTCCTCCCGTCGTTTGAAGATTTTGTTTTGAACAAGAGTCCGTATAGCTACACACATATCATGGAAAACGACGAGCATGTAGATGTTAAGGATATTCGTTTGATGCTCGATTGCTTCAAAAAGCAGAATGTAAATTTTGTCGAGATTCTTTTTACTCCATACCGTATCTTGAATCCAAAGTACGAAGCTTTGTTTCAGCCGATTCTTGATATTGCGGAGAGAGTCGGTCGATATAACAACTATGCTGCATTGAATTGTATGGTTGGAATGGCGCTCGAAAAGCAAAAGGCATTGTGCCATCCGTATCCCGCAACCAAGGACAAAATTGATAGGTATGGTTTTGATAGCAAACAGTATCATCACATTGAGCGTCTTTATGAGTTTATGCAGCGTTGGCTTAATGGCGAGCCATATCGGGATTGTCTTGTTTCCAAACAGAGAGAGCGTCTTAGAGAAATCAAGCTTTATATTAACTGTGATCTTGCAATGGCGCAGGCCAATTCGGATAAAATTGTATCTGAGATGAAAGCAATCAAAGATACATATATGCAGCAGAATCCTGTCGTGATAGATCGTGAGGTCGATTTGGTTTTCAATAGAGTTTTGCTTGATTTGTTTAAGTTCAATTTCCAGTGCGAGATTGGTAACGGCTCGCCTAATAAAAAGGAGTAAGAAATATGCCTATCTTTTTTATGATGGTGGGGCTTCCGTATAGCGGGAAATCTGTTTATGCGGAAGGTCTGCGAGAGAAGTTCGGCGCAGAAATTCATTCCAGTGATGCAATTAGAGCAGAGATTCTTGGAGATGTACAGGATCAGACAAACAACCAGATTGTTTTCGATACTCTGCACAAGCGGGTAATTTCTGATCTGTCTGCTGGTAAAAATGTAATCTTTGATGCGACAAATATCAATTACAAGCGGCGTATTGACATGCTGAATCGCTTGTCAAAGGTAAAGTGTCAGAAAGTCTGTATCGTAATGGCGACACCATTTCACGAATGCGAAGAGCGTAGCAAGCATCGTGAGCGTGTTGTTCCCCACGAGGTTCTTGTGCGTATGTATAAGAATTTCTGGCTTCCGTATTGGTATGAGGGATGGGACGCAATCGAGCTTGTTTATCCCGACAATTTTGAGCCGTACAGTGTAAGTGATTTGTTTAATCGTGATGGTGGGTTGAACAGTTTTGAGCAGAACAATCCGCATCATACTTTCACAGTTGGGCATCACTGTATCGCTACATATGGGCTTATCTCCGATGGGAGCGCAGAACTTCAGGAAGCAGCGCTTCTCCATGATATCGGTAAGCCTTTTACAAAAAGTTTTGTGAATAGCAAAGGCGAAACAACAGAGATTGCTCATTATTATGAACATCAGCATGTTTCTGCCTATGATAGTCTGTTCTACTCAAATCCGAGTTTGAATCGGCTGTATATCGCAAATATCATCCAGTGGCATATGCGTCCCTTTGAGCTTGAACGCGATCCCCATTCTGGTAAAGCACAGAAGCGTTTCAAAAAGCTTGTTGGTAATAAGCTTTATTCGGATGTGATGAAGCTCCATGCCGCTGATATCGAAGCAAAAGGAACTTGATAAACAATACAAAGTAGGTGTTTGGCATTTACAGTAAAGAAGATTTAGATGTAATGCAGTCATGGGATTTGCAGAGAAAAATTCAAGTGACTACGACTCGTATTATTGAGTGGTATGAGTATTTCGGTGGAAGCGTTTATGTTGCATTTTCTGGCGGCAAGGATAGTACGGTCTTGCTTGATATCGTTCGCCGTATTTATCCAGATGTGCCGGCTGTATTTTGTGACACAGGTTTGGAGTTTCCAGAAATCCGAGAATTTGTTAAGCAGCATGATAATGTTGTGATTCTGCGGCCTGAGATGAATTTCAGAAAGGTCATTGAAACATACGGATATCCAGTTGTCTCAAAGAGAGTTGCTGATACCGTAGAATATGGCAGTAAGCCAGGTTCTTATCGGTGGAAAGAGCTTCACGGAGAAATTATCCGTAGCAATGGTACTCCATCGGAGTTTAATTGCGAAAAGTGGTGCTATCTTCTGGATGCTCCGTTCAAGGTCTCTTCTCGCTGTTGCAATATTATGAAGAAGAAGCCGCTGAAGAAGTATTTCAAAGAAACTGGTCGTGTTCCCATTATTGCAACTATGGCAGACGAGAGCCGATCTCGTAGGTCTACATGGATGAGACAAGGCTGCAATGCTTTTAGTAAGAAATCTCCGACTTCTCAGCCGATGTCTTTCTGGACAGAAAATGATGTTCTTGAATATTTGCACACCTACAATATTCCCTACGCCTCCGTTTATGGCGAGATCGTACCTTGCGGGGGGGGTGGACAACGACAGGTGAAAGAAGGACTGGTTGTGTCTTTTGCGCATTTGGCGCTCATCTGGAGAAGTCTCCAAACCGTTTCCAGCGATTAAAGGAAACGCATCCTAAGCTATGGGAATATTGTATGAAGCCTTGGAGCGAACATGGCTTAGGTATGCGAACAGTATTAGAGTACATTGGTATTCCGTGTGAATAGAAAGTGAGTTTTTGTAATGCAACCAATTTTCAAAGAATACGCTCATTTCTTACATGATAATGGGTGTGATATATCTTGGTTTCAAGAAAGGACATATTGGTTGGATCACAACATTGTAAAAGCGTTTACGAGGGGGGGGGCAGCGGTTAGTTTCGCTATATAAGATTGTTGTTTCTGACGATCTTACCGTTGCTCTTACAAAACACAAACAGAATGTTGATGGTCTGCAATTTGAATCTTGGGACGAAACTATTGCGCGTTTCAGACCGCATCTTGAAAGTATTGAGCATGACAGCATCGCTCTTCTTCGTCAGTATGGAATTGGAACAGAGCGAAAAATAGTCAATACAAATTCTACTGGCAAAGACAGCATGGTTGTTACACATCTTGCGAAAAAAGCAGGATTAAATTTTGAAACATATTTTAATGTTACAACCTTGGATGTTGCGGAGAGTAATCGTATGGCAAAACGGAACGGCTTCAAACACATTCTGCCCAATCCGGAGTATGGTGGATTTTATAAATACATCCAACGCTATGATGGGGGGGCAACCAAATGATACCAAGTAGATTGAATCGTTTCTGCTGCAATTATTTTAAGGAAAGCCCGACAATTGATTATTTTCATGATGATGAGCCTCTGATTTTCTTATTTGGAATGCGGAATCAAGAATCAGTTCGCCGATCCGGTTATAAGGACGTCTGGAAAAACGAAAAGTGGGGCGAACGTGACTGGGTTGCTCTTCTTCCGATTCGTCAATGGTCTGAGTTTGATGTCTGGCTTTATATTTTGTCGGAAGATATTGAAATCAACGACAAGTATAGATACGGATATGATCGCGTTGGATGTGGTATTGCTTGTCCGAATTATACAAAGTATACATGGGTTCTTGATAAATACTGGTATCCATATTTGTTTAATCGGTGGAGAAATATCTTACGGAACGACTTTATCAACAATAACAAGTGGCTTATTATGAATTGCACCGTCGATGAGTATGTGACAAAAGCGTGGACTGGCGGTGTATATCGTGACGAGCCGACAGAAGAGGTTATTTCTGAATTTTCTAAGTATTCTGGGCTGGATATATCAATTGCAAGAAAGTATTTTAATCGCTATTGCGCAAATGGATGTATTAACAAGCGCCGTCAGCCTCTTCGGATCAAAGATAGAAATGCTCTTGCCATGAACATGAAAATGTTTGGAAGAAACATAAATCGCTTTTTGTGCAAGAAATGCCTCATGAAAGAATTTGGTTGGAGCAAATCTCAATGGGATGAAAAAGTCAGTGAATTCAAAGCGCAGGGCTGTCAATTATTTTGAAAAGAAATTAGTTAAATAACTCAAAGGAGAATGCAGTATGAAGATGGACAAAGTTGCTGGCAGTGGGAATGACGAATTCTACACGCCAGAGTATGCAATTATACCTATTGCAAAGTATCTCGCACCCCCCCCGCCGTAATTTGGTGTCCGTTTGATACGGAAGACAGTTTATTTGTGAAGCATTTTAGAGCTGCTGGGTATACAGTTTTGGCAACACACATTTGTAATGGTCAGGACTTTTTTACTATGGAGACTCCAAACTGTGACTACATCATTAGCAATCCACCATATTCCCTTAAAGGCGATGTTATTGACCGTCTGTTTGAAATCGGCAAACCGTTTGCAATGCTTGTTGGCGTTGTTGGGTTATTTGAAAGTCAACATCGGTTTAATCTTTTCAAGTCACATGAATTTGAAATTATGTATTTGAACAAGCGCGTCTCATACTTTAAGGATTATGCAGAGCAAAAACCGTCACTTAATCCTCCATTTAGTAGCGTGTACATTTGTAGCAAAATGCTTCCAAAAACCATTGTATTTGAAGAAATCGACAAATAATAGGAGTTTTCAATGAAATATACTACTTCCCTTTTCTGCGAGTTCGATAAGTACGCAGCAGAAAGCTATTGTGCGGTTCATGACACAGCTCCGGAGCTAAATATTGGTGATATTACAAAGGCAGATGAGAAGTCTGTACCTGATTTCAACACCATGTTTGGCGGATCTCCGTGCCAGGACTTCTCTATCGCAGGGAAACAGGGGGGGGGCTGCATGGACATGTAAAAACTGCGGTCATACATATAACCCCCTTGAAGCCCACTACACAGAACGAGATAAATGCCCGAATTGCGGTTCAACTAAGATTGAGAAAACACGCTCGTCTCTTTTGGTTGAATGGTTACGCTTTCTTCGGGAGAAAAAGCCTCGTTTTGCTATCTACGAAAATGTCAAGAACATTGTAGGCGCTCGTTTTAGACCGACATTTGATCTATTTGTTAAAGAGCTTGAGGACTATGGCTACAATGTTTACTGGCAGGTATTAAATGCAAAGAATTATGGAATTCCTCAGAATAGAGAGCGTGTCTATTGTGTCATCATTCGTAAAGACTTGGATAATGGAAAGTTCAAATTTCCAGAGCCTATTCAGCTCAAACATACGCTTGCCGATATGTTAGAAACCGACGTCGATGAAAAATACTATCTCAGTGATGAGAAAGTGGCTGCAATGATTACCCCCCCCGCAGCGGATCAGTAAAACAATCCGAGTCGGAGGAAGAAACTCAGCCGACAGACAACACCAATGGGACTTGGTTACAGAAAATGCACGGAGTTCGATTGAGTAACAAAGGCAATAAGTTTGATGGATATAGCGATATTGCCTTAACTCTTCTTGCGAGAGACTATAAGGGTTTTGGCAATCAGCAAATGACAGGAGTAATGGAAATTGACTGATAAAATTATTCAAGTTGGTAACTGGACGCAAGGTGCAAAGCGCGAGAATCCGCAAAGAGGTCGAGTATATGATCCGTCAGGAATTGCACCATCCCTCACCTGTATGGGGGGGGTAATCTTCAGCCATTTATAATCGTCTGTAACAAACATATTGAATTAGAAAGTAGTGCTGATGAAGAATAGCGTTTTGATTCCTGCAGCAATTCGTGGTCGTTATTCTAACAATGGTAGTATTGTGCAACGATTAGAGCTTAGGCCAGATAAATGCACGAATACACTTACCTCTGTACAGAAAGACAATATCATAGTGGAATGCTGTATTGATATCCGTTTCTCCACTGAACGGAGTGAAGATGTGAAAGATAATATGCCAATCAATGTTGGAAATGTAAATCCGTCTGGACATGGAATGAATGGTACGGTTTACGACGCAAATGGTGTTTCTCCGACATTAACGACGAACAAAGGAGAGGGTGTAAAAATTCGCATTAAATCACCTGCGCCCTTACACCATACAATTATCTATGATGATTACAATAGGAGGATCAAGTCAGATCAGACTTGCATAGGAACAGTTATGCCAAATTTCAAGAATGACGCTCCTGGCAATGGGACTAAGTTGATTGAGGTAAGTCCTACACCAGAGGATAAAATCACAATGCTTGGCGGCTTGCAAAAGCACCAGACTCCGAGAGACGATGGTATTTGCCCATGTGTAAATAGTGCCGCTGGTATGGGCGGCGGCCAAACACCTATCGCAATGCGCCCAGGTTTTCGGGTAAGGAAACTTACACCAAAAGAGTGCTGGCGTTTAATGGGTTTTGATGATGAGGATTTTGAGAAAGCACGCGATGCTATGAACGATAACATCTATAATGGTAATGATCGTTCCAGTTCGCAGCTTTACAAGCAGGCCGGCAATAGTATTGTCGTAGATGTTCTTCAGCATATCATGGAAAACCTATATGACGCTATGCCATATTTGTTTGACGATATGTCCGTTGGATCATTCTTTAGTGGTATTGGTGCATTTGAAAAAGCGCTGACACGACTTGATGAAAAGAAGAGTGAAAATATTCAGCATGGTTCTTCCGCTGAGCTTACACAGGTTGGATATATCAACGATTATAATGGAGACGCAAATCGTGTATATGATGGCGCTGCTATTGCCCGTGCCTTGAAAGCCGAGGCGGGTGGGGGCGGAGCAAAGACCGGATGGTACAAAGTGTGATGCTCTGTGAAGACATATATGATTGAGAAAGTCAGAATTAAGCAAGCCACAAAGCAAGGTTTTATTGAGTGCGTTGTGGGGGGGGCTGTTGATCTCTCTTATCCAAACTCAAAAACGAGGCGTGGTCGTGTACAAGAGGGCGGAACGATTTGCCCGACAATTACAGCACAGAATACTGGTATCTGCCTTATAGAAAAAGCGGGTTATTCCAACAAATCCACTTGACAGATAGAGTCAAGCGTGTTATTATATAGAGGAAATAGCTAAACAATATCGGAATGGCATGTAGCCATCCGTTTGGTTCTTTCAAAGGAATTAGCAAAATAATTTATTAAAGGAGTTCAGTTTATGGAAAAGCGAATGGTTTCTTATCCGTATCCGAATCAGAACATCGTTGGTAGCATTTTGGATGATGTGTTGCGTTCTGTCAGCGCTGCGAGTGTTCCCGCGAATCGTCCTACTGCTATGACGGCGGTTCACCAGCCGGCACAGATCATCTTTAATCCTCCTGCTACGATTGTGTATTGGAGAGACGGTACTAAGACGGTTGTGCGTTGCGATAACGACGAGTTCTCTGAGGAATTCGGTTTTGCAATGGCCTGTATGCGCAAGATCTTCGGTACTCGAAATGCGTTTAAGGCACAGTTCAAGAACGCATACCGTCCTTATATGAAGAAGAAAAAGGAGAAGCATACCGATAGCTGTGAAATCAAGAATCCCGATGCTCCCATCTCTTTGGATAAGATGCTGCGTGATTTTGCTGGAGATGACAGCGTTGGTGTCGCTATTGGATTTAAGCCCAAGGAGTAATCCATATTTCGTATGTGTGGAGTGCGGTTGTGTGTTTCAAGAGCCAAAGCATTATATCGAAACGCATGGACTCGACACTCCACCATATGAGCATTTTACAGTCTGTCCTCATTGTGGTGGAGCGTTTGTAGAGGCACATCGCTGTGACTGTTGTGGTGAATTTATCACTGCTGATTATATCGTGGTTCAAGATGGAAAACGCTATTGCGAAGAGTGTTATTCTATTCGGAACATTGAGGATGACTTAGCTGCATAAATGGAGGTTTTAATTTGATTAGCGATAAACTGGGACAATCATTGAAAGATGAATTTCTTTCGATTTGTAAGAAAGATATTTGTCGAGACGGAATTGAAGAACTATTAGGCTGGGTAGAAGAAAGTGACTTCTTTTATGCCCCAGCAAGCACAAGATTCCACGGCAATTACAAATATGGTCTGTTAGAGCATTCTTTGAATGTTTACAAAGCCTTAAAGGAACTTGTTAAGCAACACGGCGATATTGAAGTATCCGATGAAACACTTGCAATTTCCACACTATTTCACGACATTTGTAAAGCAAACCTATATGTCGTAGGAAGCAAGAATGTTAAGGATGAGCAGACAGGTCAATGGCACAAGGAAGCAATTTATAAGCATGATGACCAGTTCCCTGTCGGTCATGGCGAAAAGTCTGTGATTATTTTGCTTCGACATATGGCTCTCACGGACGATGAAATTTATGCGATTCGCTTCCACATGGGCGGATTTGATTCCGCCGTTAAAGGCGGAGATGGAAGTATCAGCAAAGCTTATGAGCTTTGCCCGCTTGCGGTGTTACTCCATCTTGCAGATATGACCGCAAGTTATCTTATGGAGGATCATAATGCCTGATGAAGCAAATTTGAATCTGGTGCAGAAACTTGCAAAGATCCGAGAAATGGTGGAGGTTCTTCGCAAGAATAAATCCGGATTTAACTACAAGTATGTTACGGAAGATGAGATTCTGGCGCGTGTTGCTGCTGGTATGAAGAAATATGGTGTGTCGTTGCAGCCGAGCATTGTTCCTGGCACACTTTCTGTAACGCCTGTCAGTTATACAAAGACGAAGAATACAAAGTCTGGCGATCAGCTCAAAGAGGAAATCAACGAAACTCTTGTTCATGCGGAGCTTACCTTTACCTGGGTGAATTGCGATGATGTGAATGATACTCTCATTGTTCCGTGGGCGTTGGTTGGACAGCAGGGTGATGCAAGCCAAGCTTTTGGCAGCGGTCTGACATATGCAAATCGTTATTTTATGTTGAAATTCTTCCAAATCGCAACACCGGACGATGATCCAGATAATTGGCGAAGCAAGAAAGAAGAGGCAGAACAGGAAGCTGAAATGGCTATTGTTCGTCCAATTATCACAAAGATTGATGATCATGTCAAAGCATATCTGAATGCAAACGAAAATGAAGCCAGTGCGAGAAAGGCGCTTATTGAGGTCGTTAAAAAGTATGTCAAAGATGGCAATAAGCCAACTGCCGACTATATGAACCACCTCACAGATCCTACTGTTGCAGGAGAGCTTCTTGAAGAGCTTCAAAAGCAATTTCCAATTGAGGCAAAGAAAAAGTCAGTAGCAAAGAAAGAAGGTAATGCGTAATGGGATTTCGTGAAGGTGCATTTGCTACGGTTTGGGAAATCACAAATCAGGGAGATAGCTTCTCTAAGGTAGCAAACTTGCATGGCGATGTTGAATTGCTGACGCATGTTGATATCACAGCTC